TAAGTTGGTGAAGTTATTTTTTTTAGTTGTGTATAGTCCATGATGTGGTCCATGATGTGGTGCATGTTATAGTCCATAATGTTGCACATGATGTCGCGCATGTTATAGTCCATGATGTCGCGCATGTTATAGTCCATGATGTCGCGCATGTTATAGTCCATGATGTTATGCATGTTATAGTCTATGATGTCACTAACTTGATACATGTTATAGTTCGTTTAAAATTAAAAAGTATAAAAATTGATTTTGTGACTTTTACACAATAAAAGTAACCAACAAATATACTGCTATACATGATGAATGGCAAACAACGCAGCCCCGATGATACAAGTGAAAAACACACTAAATCAAAAACACGTACAAAACGACCGAAAAAACAACCAATTGTTTTCCAAGCATTAGATTGGCGAGATTGTCATATGATGTTAGAAGAGGCAGATGAAAATGATTCAGATGAGGATAATGCTGTAGACGAAGAAACAAGTAAAAAAATGGGTCATTATGTCATTCGTGTTTTTGGGCGTACGTTACCTAGTCCAGAATATCCACAAGGTCAATCAATTTATTGTGAAATTACGGAATATACGCCATTCTTTTACATTAAATCACAAGGAGACCCAGATGAACGAGAATTAAAAAAATATGCAGAAAGTATTATTGCGAAATGTAGTCGGACATATAAGCCATACCTAGAAGAAGTTAAGATTGTTGAAAAATGTTTATTCGGTGGTTTTGAAGATGGTAAAAAACACAAACTAATTCAATTAAAGTTTAGTAATTTTTTTGCAATGAAACATTTTATTTACCTTCTAAAGAATCCAAATGATCCAATTAGACATGGTCCCCGCCGGGCTATTGTTAAGTTTGATCAATACGAATCTAACTTGGACCCAATCCTGCGCGCTATTCACATCATGGATGTAAATTCAACCGGTTGGCTTTCAATTAACCCAGAAGACTATGAAGTATTGCCATCTGATGTTTCCACATGTCCCATTAACATCCGTTGTACATGGGATTGTGTCAACAAATATGACAATGATTCTATTTCACAATATCGTATTTTGTCTTTTGACTTGGAATGTACTAGTGCAGATGGTTCATTTCCACAACCACAACGGCCGGCAGATAAAATTATTCAAATTGGGAATACATTTAGTTTTTACGGTCAAAAGGAATGTTATAAAAAAGTCATTTTTACACTGGATGAATGCGCTCCAATTGAAGATGTCACAGTTATTTCATTCCGTGAAGAACGAGATATGTTATTGGCTTGGCGTAAATTAATTGAAGAAGATGACCCAGACATTATCACTGGTTACAATATCAAAGGTTTTGACTTTAACTATTTGTATGAACGTGCAAAGTTATTAGGTGTGAGTGAACGGTTTGAATACTTCCACCGTGTCAAAGATGTTAAAAGTGAGTTTATCATTAAAGATCTTTCATCCGCTGCCTTAGGTGAGAATAAATTAAAGTACTATCAAATGGACGGACGAGTGTTAATTGATTTACTTAAAGTTGCACGGCGTGATTATGCATTGGATTCATATAAACTTGACAACTTGGCATCTGTGTTTATTAAGGAAAAAATTAAAAACATTTATAACAAAGACAATATTCATGAATGTACTGATGAAAATGTGTTGAAACTATTTCATAAGGCATTACCAACATACAAAAATTATTTGGTTGATTTTATTAAGACCAAAAATGAATCAAAGTTTGGAACAAAAAGTGATATTGTTCGTTTAATTAATGACAAGTTAGAAAAGATTAAAACCAAATTGAATAGTCATAACAATGTCAAAACTACAAAATATGATGCTCATGATGTGTATTCTGATTCTGATAACTCTGACAATGAAAGTCTGTCAACTAATCATGTTACACATCATGGACATCATAAATTCGCCTTTACTGCCGAAATGACCCTAAATGAAATTTTAACCAATTCAAAGTTTAAAGAACTTTACACAAAGTTAGAAGCAGCTAACTTGTCTCAAGATTTGGCAGCCATGAAGTATGAATTGGACAACTTAACTCGAGATTATAAAAAGACTGAGCGAGCGGCTGACTTGTTAGATGAAAACATAACAGTGTTGGCTATTAAATCAGCGGATGACTTTGCTTTAAAAAATTACATCAAAATTAAAATTGATGATAACATTTTGGAAAGTGATTATAAAAGTGGTAAAAAGTTTTTGATTTTGGACATTGACAAAACAAATAATTTGTTAAAAGTTATGGGACATGTTGACTTTACCGACATTAATGGTGATAAATCAGTTTGCTTAGTTAAAGACGATATGGAACCCCGAGACATTTTCGTGTTACAAAATGGATTTTCAGAAGATCGGCGAATTATTGCGGAATACTGTTTGCAAGATTGTACATTGTGTAATCGTTTAATTCAAAAATTACAAATTGTAACAAATAACATGGCCATGGCGAGTGTTTGTCATGTGCCATTCCAATACATTTTTTTCCGTGGGCAAGGGATTAAATGTTATTCTTTGGTTGCAAAAAACTGTCGCCAACTAAATTATGTAATTCCAACGTTAGAAAAAGCCCAAGATGTGGCAGGATATGAAGGGGCAACGGTGTTAGTACCGAAAGCGGGAATGTATTTTTCGCCGGTTGTGGTACTAGACTATGCAAGTCTGTATCCTTCTTCAATGATTGAACGCAACTTGTCTCATGAAATGATTGTGACTAATGAAAAGTATAATAATTTACCAAATTATCGTTACCATGATATTACATATAACAGTAATACATGGGAATTTAAATTTGTTGATAATCGATCATTGAATTTGACATACATTGATGAAACAAAGAATGCATTTAAAGTGTATGACCATGCCGGTAAAGAAAAAACAATTTCTAAATCACTACTACGGGAACCGCCAAAGCCATTAACAATTAAATGTCGTTTTGCACAAAAAATGGAAACAACACCAGATGGCAAAACTAATTATTTGTTAGGAATCATCCCACAAATTCTACATAATCTACTAGAAGAACGCAGGTGGGTACGTAAAAAGATCAAATTTAAAACATACACTATGAAAGATGGAACTGAATTTGCCGGTTTAAGCGTTTTTGAAGATGAAACGAACATGACTATTATGGATAAAAACAAACAAAAACTGACATTGGTTAAAGCAGACATTGTTGGGAAACGTGACACTTATGATATGTTCATGAAAGCCATTTTAGATGGTATGCAATTGGCTTTGAAAGTAACTGCAAACTCGTTATATGGTCAAATTGGGGCACAAACCAGTCCAATTTATTTAAAGAATATTGCTGCATGTACAACTGCGACAGGGCGAGAACGGTTGCATTTTGCCATGAAATTTATTAAAGAATTTCATCCAGATTGTGAAGTAATTTACGGTGATACTGATTCTATTTTTGTAGATTTTAAATTGAAAGATGAAAACGGCCGAATTAGAACAGATGCACAAGCCCGCGTTGATGCAATGAAACTTGGTGAAGCCGCGTCAGCTGCAGTCAAGAAAGTATTACCATACCCTCATGATTTAGAATATGATAAAACTTTGCACCCATTTATTATCTTGACGAAAAAACGTTATGTTGGTCATTTGTATGAAGAAGATCCAAATGACTATCATTTGAAGAGTATGGGTATTGCATTAAAGCGGCGTGATTATGCCCCTATTGTAAAAGTTATTTATGGTGGTATGATTAACATTCTTTTGGAAGAAAAAGATAAAGTAAAAGCTTTACAATTCTTGGACAATTCATTGAAGAAATTAATGAATGGTGAATATCCTTTGGACTTTTTCATTTTGTCAAAGTCACTAAAGAGTACATACAAGAATCCGAACAGTCAACCACATGTGGCATTAGCTACTCGTATGGGCGAACGTGACCCAGGTAGCAAACCACAAGTAAATGACCGCGTTCAATTTGTATACATTGAAACCAAAAAGAAAGTAACACATCAAGGCGATAGAGTTGAACATGTTGATTATGTAAAAGAAAATAATCTAAAAGTGGATTATTTATTTTACTTGACAAATCAAATTGAAAAACCAATTACACAAGTGTTAAGCGTTATTATTGATAAACCAAAGGCCATTTTTGAGAAATACAAGATGCTAGAAGATAACAGACGTAAAGGACGAACAATGATCACAAAAGAATTTTTGGAAGATTCAGACGGTGATTTGTCTGATGACAGTGAGAATTTATCTTATGATAGTGGAGAAAGTGATGATGAAGATGATGATTTTGATGATGATGATGAATAAATTATTGGCGGCGTTTGCCTGCCTTTGATTTGCTCTTTTTGATTAATTTATAGTCATAAGAGTTTGCATCAGATGTATCTAAGGCGTTTTGCAGGGCTTTTTCCATTACTCGACGTTGAATTTCGTCATATGCTGGTTTGGTGCGTTTGGGCGTGGCTTCTGGTTGTTTTTGTTTAGGGCGATCTACAGATGATTCAGCATCATCGTCATCATCATCAGCTTCACCCACTGTGTGTTCTGCATCTTTGTCGTCTTTTTTGTTCATGTTATTTTTGGATCCAATTTTGTCAGCAAGTTTGTTTACTTCAGTGTCAAATGAATCACTCATTTCATCGGCGCCTGCTTTTCGTGCTAGTTCTTTATCTTCTGCACTGAGTGATTCCGTTGTAGCTAATGTACTGGCTTCAGATTCGGGAGATGCTCCACCAGTCATAATGAAAGGAGAAAAGTCAGAAGACACAGTGGAAAGTAAATTGCGCCCAGCGTGTTTGTTCTTGTATACTTTACGTGATTGAACTGAACCAGTTTCGGCACCGCCAAATTGATTGCGCATGAATGGTAACACGAACGGGTTTTGAATACGTTGTTGTGCTGATGGTGCGTCGGGTTCGTTAATTGTTGCATCAGCTGCACTGCTAGCACCTGCTGCATCAGCTGCACCAGCTGCATCAAGGGCGGCACCTACAGCGGCCATATGACCCATGCCGTCAAATGCTGAACTACCTGGTGCAGCTGGTGGTGCTTCTAGTCCTTCAGATGTGGCTTCTGCCGCTAATTCCACAGGTGGAACACCTGGACTAGTTGCCGTGTCTGCGTCAACCACTGGACTAGTTGCAGTGTCTGTGGGTAGTTCCCCTGGGCTTGTTTCAGACATTGCGACTGGACTGGTGCCAGACTGTGCCAAAAGATCATTTGCTGCCATTTTTAGCTGGTTCCAAATTTCTGGGGAGATTATTCGGGCACGTTGATCTTCTGTCATAGTCAAGTATTTATTGTATAATTCAAGAATAGTTGTTGGAACTGCACCAGTTAACGCGTTAATTACAATCTGATTTTCACCGCCAACACCAGCGAGTTCATCACCAGCATTAGCCCCATCTTCACCCGCTCCACCATACATATTATATGATGAAGTAGATGAAAAGGCATCTTGTTCACTATAGCGGTGTTTGGAAGGCCGCATGCCTAATTTTTCACGATTGGCCCGAATAGCCCGACGGAATTGATATTGATTCATTCCAAGTCCATTTGGTCCTGCTTCAGACGTTTCCCCAAACATGTCATTAGAGTTATAGCCATGAATGAAAGGATTTGCATTTGGTGCTGACTGACCAGATCCCATAATAAATGTATTATACTAGTATATAAAGTAATTACAAAAAAAATATATTCTAAAGTAAAGACATGATGAGTACTTTAGTTGAGTTCTTTTTTGGATCTGATTCAGTTAATGCTGATTATGTCACATCTACATTTGATAATTCAAATTATTTAGTTCAAAATTACCCAGAAAAAGAATTGGCTGCTAATATGTTAGCATTAGTTCGTCATAATTTATTCAAACTAATTAATCATTTAATCACTACAAACAAAACTGGTGCTAATTCAGAATTTGCCCCATTTTCAAAGTATATCAATTTTATGGAAGAACGATTGAAGAAAAATACATTAATTATGGAAGAAGGCATAGCTGACGGTGAATTTACGTCATATAGCATCAACAAAGGTGAAAAGATTGTTTTTTGCTTACGAACCCGAGAAAAAAATAAAAAACTTCATAACATTAACACAGTTATGTATGTGGCGATTCATGAATTAGCACATGTTGCTTGTCCAGAAGAACACCATACACCGTTGTTCTTTAAAATCAATAAATTTTTTTTACAAGAAAGTATAAAAATTGGTATATACAAGTATGTTAACTATTCCGCTCAACCTGAAGAATATTGCGGACTTCATTTGAACACGAATGTTTTGAACTGATTAAAAATCAGTTCAAACACGATATGTGAATAATTTTGAAAACTGGTAAGTTTTTAAAATGCTGTTTTGAACTAATCGTTGATTAGTTTAAACATGATATGTGAATAATTTTGAAAACTGGTAAGTTTTTAAAATGCTGTTTTGAACTGATTAAAAATCAATTAATGTTAAAACATTAAAGACCTCATTTAATACATCCCATGTTAAAACATTAAAGACCTCATTTAATACATCCCATGTTAAAACATTAAAGACCACATTTAATACCGCCCATGTTAAAACATTAAAGACCTCATTTAATACATCCCATGTTGAAACATTAAAGACCTCATTTAATACATCCCATGTTGAAACATTAAAAGCATCATTCAATACCACCCATGTTGAAACATTAAAGACCTCATTTAATACTAATCAATTAAATAATACCAACCAATTAAAAGACATCATTTAATACTGCTCATGATGAGTCATGATCAAGTACGAACCTATAACCATTGTTAGCATAAAAAAATATATACTACTATTAATATAATGAACTATATTAACGACCCGATAAAGGTAATATACAAATACAAAAACAATTCTAAAATTCCCCAATATCAAGTTTATTTGTTTCTGGGTTCATTAGTTCCAAAAACATTGCGTGCGACATTAGAAAAAATCACTGACTTGAATTTAATGGACACCATCAAAGAACTAACCCAGACAGAATTAAAAACTATTAGTGATTACTATGGGGAAAATTGGATTGATTTATTTTTTAACAGTCATTATTTAAAAGCCCAACGTGAGGCCATTTCAAATAATGCCCAAAAGAAAAAGGATTTGATTTCAAAGATGGGGGAACAATGGGTGACAAACTTTTTAGGTCATACTGTTCAAAAAAAACTAAGTTTTGGATTTGCCGCGTCATACCATCAAAAAAACACAATGCGTAAAACTGATGAGCGGAAAGATACTGATGTGATTGATTTTAGAACAAAAACAGGGGTTATCAGTACCATCATTAACCAATCTGGTGGGTCAGAAGGATTAGCTGATTTGTTAGACGATGGTGATGCAACCCCTGATATTGACGAATCATCTGCAGAGTCAGATGAGGACAAAAATAAAACAGAAGTTGAAACAGAAGCAAAATCAGAAGACACAAATGACGAAAATGAAATGAATATTGAAGATTTGGAGAATATGTATAAAGAAAGTGTAGAAGACACTAAGGAAATAAAAAACACCCAATCATTGTTAGAAAAAGTATTGGGTGAAGCAATGTACAAAAAGAAGTCTCATACATTGGTTGAATTTGATTCATCAAAAGACAATATACCATATGAAGACACTTTGGAAAAAATATACAAGAAAAAATACATTTTTGGAAATTACTTGTACAAAGATGACACCATTATGACAATTAAACAAAAAATATGTCATACAGTTGAAAACAATAATAAATTTGTAGGTAAAACAGAACATCGACCAATTACAACTCCTTCACGTATGTATTTATTCTCGGAATATCAATACTATGAAGAAAAACTTGCCAAATTTGTTCAAGACAAGGTGATGATTGGTCATAAATGGATTCGGATGAATGAACTTTTAATGATTGACATTGAACCAAACCCCAATTTAAAAATTTATGAAGAATTACGAGGCAATTTGTTCCAATTACGTGAATCAATGCGCCGTTATGGTTCAAAAATCCGATATGAAGACGATGATTATAACATTTTACATGATTATGAAGACTACATGACTAATAATGAAATTTATATGTTAGACATTTATAATGAACTTGGTGTTAATTTTAATACAAGTATTGAAGGAACTAAAAATATGTTTGACATTTATGTACGCATTTACTTCCCCAAAATTCGTTCTGACGAATTCAGACAAATCATTGATTACTTGCAGATTGACAATAAAGATGAAAAAACACGCAGTAATGAAATTTTTTACATGTCTAACACATTAGACCAAATTAGAAACAATTTATTAGCAGAACAAGAAATAATGAATAATGTAGAACAAATAAGAACAGATGACAGTAAATATGCAAAGTTTTTCAAAGACAATTATATTACACAATCAGTCATTCATGTGTTAGTTGGGCGAAATGGTTTACCAATTGGTGACAGTAATCGTCTTGATTTATACAGGTTATTCAATAACTTTTTATTAGAACACAAATACCCATTTGTACAATGGCAAACATCCGACGGTCAAATTAACTTTAAATACGATGAAAGAATGGTTGAACGTGGAGACAAAGATTTGTTGGCGAAATGGTTTGAGAATGCACCTTATGGTATATCATTTAAAGTGCGTGTGGATCAAGGCAAAGGGACGGGAGAAGATGACCGATTTATTGGTATTTCATTGACGGAAAACGGCCGTATTGAATACAAAACACAATGGAAAGAAACTGATATGGCCACTGTTGACGACGTTAAACATTCATTCATTTATGTAAAAGAATTGATTAATAAACTGAACAAAGAGCAGTCTAACTTAAAGTTAGATATGCCTGCAGATGAAGACTTTAAATTTGCATTTGTTAATAGTATTCAAGCTTTTAGTTTTCCCGAAAAATATGTAATTAATCATAATGATTTATCTGATTTCAGTCGTTATTTTTATCCATATGTTGCATTAGTCATTGATCCGCGCAAACGTGAATCTGGTAAAGCTGCCAGTTCTGCCAAAGATGACGAAACGTCCAAATTTGGCACATATTTACGGTATAAACGAATTAGTAACTTTGAAAATCAAACACGTATTGAAATGCGTATTTTGTTTCTCTTGAGAAACTTTGATATAACAGATAAAGAATTAGTCAATCAAATTGCAAAACAATTTAATGTTACAGATCAAATAGCTTTCCAAGAAGTAACTAAAGTAAAAGCAAAATACCCAAACATACGTAAAGCACGCAAGAATTTAAAACGTGTTGAAGAAATCCCACGATATAAACCACCTGGTATTGATTTGAACATTCAAGGTAAATCAGTGGATAAGTATAAAATTCGGGTGACTGGTGCACGCAGTAAATCCCAGCTTTACCGTATTTTATCATTCATTCATGTTTTACTTTACCTTTACGTTGACACATATTTAATCAAAAATCCCGCTCGCAAAGAATTATTAGATAAACTCAAAGGATTAACAAATATTGCGAAACGTAAACGGAAAGTAGAAGAAATTGTGATTCCAGATGAAAATGAGGTAACCGTTAAAAAAATTACGGCTTTAGATAAAGGGCGATTAGGATTCAAACCAAAGAAAGGAGAAAATCAATGGACACGATCATGTCAAAACTCTGGTGATACTAAACGCCGGCGTCCATTTATCACAACAGATCAAAATGAAATAGAAAAACTGGGGTATACTTATGACGCATCAACAAAGTTATGGGTGAAAAAGACAAAGTATAAAGGCAAAGAAGTTAAGTTGTTGGCTGTGCCATTAGAAGGTTCTAACCAAACCCCAGTATTTTACACATGTAATCCAGAAAATAACGGCGAATACATGCATATTGGGTTTTTATCGAAATCATCCAATCCAAATGACAAACCTATGCCTTGTTGCTTTAAGAAAAATCATTTTGAGTCAGATAACAAAGACAAACAAAAGTTCTTTTTGATGAGTATTGGGGCATTAAATGCATCAGATGAGACAACTGAAGAAGAAACAACCGCACCAATAATGAACAATAAGATTGATGACAAATTATACATTTTGGGCGATACTAACAAACTTCAAGAAAACAAATTTGCATTTTTGTCAAAACACTTGGACATTTTATTTAATAAGATCATGAATCATTCAGTGAAGATAAGTAATCACTATTTAACTCAAACTGATGGATACTTTTTCCGGTATGGTGTGGTACAAGATAGAGAAGCAATTTTTAATGCTTTTGGTGCATGTATTGGATTAACAGGTGCCCAAGTTTTGCGTAAAGTTCGGGAAGTATTAAGTAAAGACACACAACAAGTGATTTTTACAACATTAAACAATGGTGATATTAGAACTCAATTTAAAACAATTGATAATTACTTGCATTATTTAGAAACAAATGACTTGATTGATATTAATTTGATTTATGAACTACTTTCATTACCTGGGGTATTAAGTATTGATGGTATTAATTTGTATTTGTTTATGAAAAAGACTACAGTAATAAAGACTGACTTAAATCATACAGTCACCCAAGATGTCTATATTGTTCATTGTATGAATCCAGAAAATCAATACCAATTAGAAGATGATAAACGTATGACAATTATGATGGTTGAAGAAGACAACCATTATTATCCCATTTTTAAACTCATTAAACGTGCACCAAATCAAAGTATTGATTTATTCCGTACTTTTTATTATCAAGATAGTAATAACAACATTGTAAAACATGTATATGACTTTTACAAAGAGGCATGTGATCAAAAAATTGTTAATAAAATTGCAAAACATGGAATAACAGCCAAAGATGCATTCAATAAGATTGTAGCATTTGTGAAGAAAACGAACAAATTAGAATATACACCAAAATTTCAAATGATAGACCCGAGAAACAAATGCCGATTTATTATTTGTCAAAACAATTTTTGGTTTCCAGTTGCTCCATCAGGGTCATTACATAACTTGAAAATATTATATCATACAGAAGTTAAATCATGGAGTGGTTTAATGACTGAATTGACAAAACAATTAGACTTGTGGAAGGTATTTGAAGATTACAAATCAAAAGCAGTGTATTATAACACAAAGAAAGGTAGTAATTATGAAGTTAATGCTTTAGTGGTTGAAAACGATAACATTGAATATAGTATTCCAATTCAACTGACTGAAATGAATGATGATCAATTGAAAAAGTTTGGATTAGTGGTTGAAAACAGACCATTAAATGAATTAATTGATGTTGAAATTACTAAAGGACCTAACAATAAAGTGTTAGATGATCGGACATTGGAAATTGCACGGGATACATACATTGATGAAAGTTATGAATTATTCCGCATGGAATTGTCCAATTATTTACGTAAAGATGGCAAGTTATTAGAAAAGATCAAAAAGGTATTAAATGAAAAAGGATTGAACAAGGCAGATAAACAAGTGGCTGTCAAAAAACAATTGTATAAGATTTCTGATCGGGCGTTGTATTCATTGTTGTTGGCAGTCATTGACAAAATGCATTATCCAAATAAAGATGAATTATCAGAGTCTCCACAACCGCCAAATGCCGCAGAAACAACAGAACCTACAGAATCTACAGAATCTACAGAATCTACAGGTTCTACAGAATCAGCAGAATCACCAACTGACTCATTACCTTCATCATCTGAAGAGTCAAATAGTTCTTTAAATGCATCAGATGAGTCAGGTAATACAACATTTGGTGAATTTAATGCAAATGAAGAAACCGTAGAAACTGAAGACATTTACCAAGAAGGGGGAAAACGTACAAACGTTAAACATTTATTAAAACCAAAGAATGAATTGAAATTTAGTCGTTTGACGGAGGCGATAAATGGACAAAAAACAAATGAAACACAACTTCAATCAAGTACATCAAATACATCAAGTAACATGTTACCAAAAGAGTTTATCTACAGCAATGATAAACCAAGAGTTATAACATCATACAAAAGGGCAAATGATCGCGATGTTTGTGAAGTAAATACAACAAAAGATACATGCAACACGAATCCTCATTGTTATTTTTATTTAGGGACATGTAAACTGTCATTAAAGAAAGAAATGGTAATTTATTTTATTAACAAAATAGCAAATGAAATAGTAAATGATCCATTAAGATCACGTGAAGTATTAAATGAACAAGGTTATCAAATTTCAGACATTGTGAGTTATGGTCATTTTAAATCTCGTCCAAATCAAAAAATAGTGTCGTCACAAAATACAAACATTACTAACATTTTGTCTCAATTGTTTGGACATGAAAACATTCCACGTATTGGGAAACGTCGGTATAGACATTCTGAAATTGACCAACGAGACAACTTGGATCATCCAATGGAGACAGTTGGGAACACCAAATTACAACTAATTGACACAAGTAATCGTGTTATTTTCCGCGCCATTTGTAATGCATTATACTGGCTTGCTAACCCATCAAATGATGCTGAAAATAAAAACTTGGGTTATACATCCATGATTCAAGTGAAATTAAGTAGTTTATTAAAGAGTGAAATGATTAAATGGATGATGGCTGAGGAGAATGAATCAAAATTAAATGAAATTCTTGATTATTTGAAGATTCGGAAAGATAACACATTTAGACAAAACTACTTGCGAAAACATTTGGTTAAATTAAACATTGAAAAGGGTATTACAAGCAATTATGTGTTGGAATTGGCAGTTATGTCAGCTTTACTAAAAATTCCAATTGTGGTGTTGAATGAACAAATGGAGTTAATTTATGGATTTAATGAAGGAGTTAAATTAAATAAATCCAAAGATGAACACACTAAGACAGGTAATGCAAAAGAATTCCCACCAGAAACATTTAATAAAAGCATTGTACTGCAATTTAACTATATGAGTTCTGCTCAAGTTCCAAGCACAATAAAAGTTGTGTATTATTAAGTAAAAACTTATTATATTGAGTAATATATAATAACGAACAAATGGCAGAAAGTGCATCATTACCTAATGGGGGGTTCCCTTTACTTGAAGACTTGAACGTGGACAATGATAAACCCGTGGAGTTAAAAAGACGTGAATTTAGTAGTTCAAAAGGTGTAGTTTCATTAAAAAGTTTGATTGAATCACGTAAAGCCCAAAATTTGACTTTTTATAAACCATCAGATGACAAAGAAACAGTAATTAAGTTGTCACAACGTCGGTTATCATTAACGCCAGATAGTGACGATGAAAAACCCAAGAAAAATGGTACTAAATCAAAAGAACCAAACGCAGCAGTTATTAAATCAAGAAGTATAAAACGGGAAAAAATATCTAAGAAATCCACCAAAACCAGATCTAAAACACATAAACGGTCTAATAAAAAACACCGTAAACAAACTCGTAAATAAATTAAAATAGCTTTGTAAATAATACAATCAATAAGTACAACATTACTAAACGAATGGATGCAATAGCGATTGCACCAACTTTTACAGTACTTGAGCCAATTTGAATAGTGTAATCTTCTAACTCATATGTTGGCTTATCATGTGGGTTGTCATCTTTTTTTTCATTTGAAATAAAAGGCAAAATTGCATCATCAATGATATGATTAGTGAAATTAATTAGTTGACTAGAGAGAATACCAGTTAATAAAAACATGTAGATGTTATGTTGCATGATGAACCCAAAAAGAGGTAAGTTGCTTAGGTCAAACATAATAAAATATACAACTATATATATACACAATAAAAATGAGTATAAAAGTTTATGAAAGTCGCGCAGATCAGTCAACAAAAACAAATTTGAACATAAACATATTTAAAAAAGCAATCGAAAATTACGACCAGTTGAGAGAAGAAAATAAAGACTTTATGAATAAAATAGACCGGGTTGAAATGGAAACCAAAAAAGAAGATTCTTTGAGATCATTAATCACTTTTTTTGACAACAAAAATAATAAATTAGGAAAAGCACCATTTGAAATACTAGGAGTTTACCATAATTTAACTCATTTATGGTCTTGGGCTTGGGCTGTTCACAGTTTAGCAAAAAATGCAACAACGCTTTCAAAACAATTGTTTGATTATGGATACAATATTGATCGATCTGCTAATGTAACTGATTATGGATTGAATTTAAGAGCTGAATTACTTAATTCTCGTTTTAAAATCAAAGATGTCGCCCAAATTGACATTTATATTAGTCTATGTTTGTATCTATCAAAAAAACGCATGGTATATCCTTATGTGATCAAGAATGACCATGACCCGAATGATTATACTGTTTACTATTTAGTGTTATTGACTAATGAATTAATTGTGTAAAATTTAAAGGTCATTCATGTTGTATCATTTAGAACATTACATGAACAGCATTAAAGGTTACTCATGTTGTATCATTTAAGACATTATTAGTTTAAAAATTACTAAACTAAATTACATCCAACGTCCACGGTTCGCATTGCATCCGCGTGATTGCGATTGGCGGGCTCGTGTAGAAAATCCTTCAGTTACTGCCACTTCTGGAGCGGCAGGTGATGCAGTGGTTTCGGCAGCTGGTGGTGCAGCCGCTTCAGCAACTGGTGCCACAGTGGCTGGTGGTGCTGATGGCGCTTCAACTGCTGGTGTTTGAACAACCATTGGAGTTTCAGTCAAAGTAACTGGTGCAGATGGTGTAAATTTGCACCGGATATGTTCATGTAGTGCATTTCGTTCGTTATTCATTAATTGTTCGGCATTGTTAACGAGGAACCGACGGTATTCATGTTCATCTTTTAAATTATTTGAACGCATAATGAATTGATTTAGACGGGAAGAACTAACATATGAACGAAATAGCCGGTCATCATTCATTAACGCTGGGCAGCCATGTTGCCAAAATGCATTGTCACTATTCATATTGTGTTTATATATTAATAGTTTCTAAAATACTTTTCTTAATCTTTTATTTTATTAATGACTATTCTTGTCTTGATTCCTTAAAAATTGTGTTAGTTGCATTTTATTATATGGCTTGTTTGTCTTAGGGTCTGTTGTTTGAATGTTTCGTGATTGACATAGAGCCACTAATTCATCCTTTTTTAGCATCAAATAATCTTGTGGGGGTTTTGCCACTTGTTGTATCTGTGGTTGTTCTTCTTTCTTATCTATCACATCATCCAAGTTAAATGAGCTACTAGTTGAAGATTTCTCAGATGATTTGGATTCTTCTGATGACTCTGATACATCATTAACCAAGAGTTCATTTAACTCAGATAATTTAGACGATTTAGATGATTTTGATGATTTAGACGATTTGGATGATTTAGATGATTTTGATGATTTAGATGATTTAGATGATTTAGAATGTTCAGACGTTTCATGAACTTCAGGAATGGTTGGTTTTAAATCAATAAAGTTTCCATCAATCATAATAGGTGAATTTTCAGGAAAGTTCATTTCATTTTTCTTGTTGGAGTAATCCGCTTTGTCATATGATAAGGCAGAATCTGGGATTTCATCGGTGTCAGTATCACTGCCAGTTTGCCACTCGGAATCTTCACTTTTGTTGATGAAATCAGAATATTTCAAGTTGTTTTGAACTTGTGGGCTGGTAACTCCGGTGGTCACATTTGACGTCTGACCGGTTTGACTTTTGGAAACTAATTTTTTCAGTAGTTTTGATTCTGAATCTGCATTCATTGTACTAACTGTATTCGTTACGGGAAATTTTGAATTGGTTGACGGTGGTGGCATAATATAATTTGTGTTTGCTGTTTGTGCAACTGGTGCAACTGGGGCAACTGGCGCGACTGGAACAATTACATGGGTACCTACACCGGAAACACTCTTACTGCTAACAGTTCCGGCGCCTGTAGCATCATTGCCTAAAAAAGATTGGACATTATTTGATAATTGTTGCTGCACTTGCTGATCTTGAATGGTCTGCTGTTGATGCATAATGTTTGTCAAGTTTTTGTTTAAGTTTTCAACAAATGGGACCACTTTTTGTTCAATTTCTTTTACTCGGTGGTCTACAGTTTCTAACTTGTTCCAAATCATGTAAACAACTGCACAAACTAAAGCTAGTAGAATTAAAGTGTAGTTCAGTTCCATTCCAGTGTTTGTTTCTGTTCTATATGTGGATTAATATAAAATAACTCTTAAATGAACGAATTGACAAAATCATTATTTGTTTCTTATTTTTTATTTTGTTGTCTGAATCTTTCTCCGGCTTCTCCTAATACGTGTTGTTTTAATTTCGGGACGTTTTTTCAATGTTTGTGTTAACTCTTCAGCCACTTGGGAGTTTTTTAGTCGTTGTTGTAATGTATGAAAAATGTATTCTTTACTCATTGGGATTTGTCGTTTAGTGACAACTTTTGAAATATACCCATCACCAATTGTTATTTCGTCTTTTTCTATACGTTCCATTTCTTTAATTATTTCCGTTTCATATTGATCCCTCATTTGTGTTATTTTTCGTTTTTTCTCATTGTATTTCTTTAATTTTTCAGAGACTTGCCGAATTTGATCATCTAACAGAATAAAATTCATGATTTTTTCGGGTAATGTTTTTGTTGATACTGGTAATGTCGACATTATAACTGGTATGTCTTCAGTTGGTTGAGTTTCTATAGTTGTTTTAACTGGTATTGTAGCTGATGTAGTTAATGTAGCTGATGTGGTGGGTCCGTATCTTTCTGGGTAACGTTCCCGTAATTGTTCCATAAACCGCGCCATAACGTCTTGTTTTTTATCATTGTTGGGTTCTTTGAGTTCTTTGTGTTCTTTATGCTCTTTGTGTTCTTTATGTTCTTTAACATCATGCACTTCATTCATCACTGTAAAATCATGCATTACATCATGACTTTCATCATGACTATCTCGTGATTGGCTTCTATGACTTGTACGGCTTGCGTGGCTGTCTCTTGATTTACTGCGATGTCTTCTGTGGTGTGATTCATGATGTGACTCATGATGTGAGTCATGATGTGCATTTTTACGATTGGACCGATGAGAATCATGATGTGACACATGATGTTTGTCATCATGTTTAACATCATGTTTAACATCTAGTTTAACATCATGTTTAACATCTGGTTTAACATCATGATGAATTATTGGGGCAACAGGTAAACGAGTAAAAACAGGATTAAAATTTGTGGGAAAATTACCGCTCATATACTTTTCTATTTAATTAAATGATTAAATAGCTTTTCACAGACTTACCATCCACGAATGTTTAAGTCTGGATCAACCGTTGAGTTGTTCCATGGGCCAACATCCGCTTTAGGATTGACAATAACAGGGCGTAAATCATGGCTACCTCCGGCTTTGCGAGATGAACCAACTGTGTTAATTGGAATGTGGTAACGGTCAGTATTTAACAAGTTCTTTTCATCCATCACAACTTCTGCCATGCTGAAATCAGTGTTAAACCATTGGTCATTCACTTCTTTTGGTAACAGATCAATGTTGTTGTATTTTAGCATTTTTTCTTGGTTTTCATTTTCTAACCGAGCCATCGTTTCATCCCGATTAGACTTGTTTGAAGTTGGTTTGCGAAGGGGGCCCACTGAATCAAGGCTTGCATATGCATCATCAAATGAGTTGTTTACTTGACGAGTGGAAAGGTCTTGAGTAAAGTATTGATCAAGTTCACTGCCCATGCGTGCGATGTCATCAGCGGTCACAGCTGGTAACGCCGCTGCAGGTGCGGCGACTGGGGCAGATTCTGCAGGTGCAGATGATACACCATTGGCAGATGAAGCACCAGTGGCAGCACCATCACCAGAATTGACGGCACCAGTCACAGCACCTTCATTTGGAACTGCTTCAGTCATCCCTTCCACCGTTGGAGAACTGGAACGGTTCATGAAATAGAGGATTAAAAAAACCATGGCAACCGAAATTATTAGTTTTACACGGTCAGAAATAAACATTTCCTATAATTGAACTTATATATATTTGTACAAGAATGTTTTTTTATTTATTTCTTTCAACTTCCACCAACTAGATTCATTTTAAAGTTGTTATACTTTTATCACTCCGCAAATGTATAATGTCTTTTAATTTACGTTTTCTTTTCTTATTTTCCGTTTTTGCCTTTTTTTGCCCGTCTGGATTTGATTTCTTTTGTCGTCCTTTCTTTTTTGGCTTTTCTGAATGCCTTTGCTGGTTGTAATTTACTTCATTTGTACTCTCATTAAAAATGTTTTTAATGAATAATGGATTTGACATAACCACCACATCATTCTTTTTCTTTTTTGATTTTTTAATATCACTTGACAAAACTTCTGGTATATCTTCATTAATCCGTTTTGGACTGTTTGCCGCAGTTGGTGGTACTTCCACAACTGGTGCAACTGGCACTATTTCATCCATTTCATCTTTAAATAACTCCTGGCCTTCATCGACGATTGTGCCTAAAATACTCAATTCATCTACAGTCCAATGTGCATAAAATCGTTCTGCTTCAAAACATACATACTCACAACATAACACAAGTTTAATTGGATAACCACGCAAAATATCAGTTACTGGAACACTTTTATTGGTTTGATCATGAATGGCTGTAGTAATTTCATTGTTAACAACTGGTAAATATACATTCATCTGATTAATGTCATTTAACTTCATTGATGGTATTATGTCACTTTGAAACAACAATTCAAAATCTGCATCTAATGATGCCGCTTCAGAAAACATTTCTGATGCCATTAAATAATTAACATGTTTTAATTCCAACTCACGAAACCATTTATAGAATATGTGGCTATCTGGTTCATTCTTAAATGTTACGATCATTCGATGATGTTTGTGTTTACTACTCATTTTTTTCAAATCATAAAACAATAATGTTGGTGTTTCCACACATATTTTTTTACCTTTGAACATCAATTTGGACTTGTAGCAGTTGTTTGATTGATCAAATTCTAATTTACTATATTCAATCTCTTCAATTGGTATGTTTCCAACAATATTTATTGTGTCCATATATAATAGCCTTTATTTTTTGTTTATGCAATAAAATAAACTGTTATCATTTTTGTCAAAAAAAATTGATAAAACAACAATCAATTATACATAGGAATTATTTTAATTCAGATGGAAATTATATCATCGCCGATTTTTCAAAAAGAAATTCATGACTTTAATTCACATGTACGGTCTGAATTTTTAAATTCAGAACGTGATTTACATGATTCAACCACTGAATGTGATAATGAAAACTTATGTGAAGAATTTAATGACTATGATGATTGGGATGATCAACCGGATTTATCATCAATTATTTATCAACACCCAGCATGTAAAATTCCTCCAAAATCTGCCACATTCGCTTATATAATTCAAAAAAAGGAACATGAAATACAACAGTTAATACCAAGTTTTGTTGTTTTGGTATGTAAACCCAATTTGATTGTGTGTGCCATATCAAATTGTATTGCACATACTGATATCACAAATAAGTTTGTTAACATACACTTTTCACCAATTCCAAATATGTTAACTGATTTAACTGTGTTTAACACCCATTGTGTCAATTCATTTAGTACATTCACTGTTTTTTCAGTGAATGCCGACATCATGCATCTTAATTTCTCCACAATTGTAGATGCAATCACTCAACGTCACATGATTGTTTGTTTACCACAGTCTACAGAATCTATTATTGATTTAATTAATGGATCAACGCTAAAATCAAATGACTATATCATAATCAATTACCACAATAATCAATTATGTGCACTTGAAAAACAGGACAAAGATGCATTAACAAACATTAACTTAGAATTTTCATTAACTGTTTCTAATGAAAAGTGTACTAAATACAATCAACATTGTATCACAGACTTTATTGAAAACCGCCCATTTAGTAAAGTTAAACCAATTCCAACACAACCAATTATAACTCGTGTTAAAATCATTCGTAACAAATATGTTTGTGTTTATCAACCACTTGTACATACTTTTCGGTTTATTTACAATCGAGAATCATTGGTGCAAATTAGTTTGATAATTGACACCATTACAAATCAACTATGTCTATTACATGATTTTCAAACATTGACACCATACACCCAATACATTGAAATGTTTGATTTTATTTCAGAATGTCTCTCTAATGCACACATCAAACTTCATACCCCAATTTCACCACATGATTTAGAAATGGCGCCAGTATTGCCTTATTTTTCCAACAACATCACATGTCCAATTGTCAAACGCACGAATGATGTTATGCCGCTAACCCATGTTGCCATGTTTAATGTTTCATTAAATGACATGAATATGTTAACAATTGAACCACAAAACACATACCATGCACCTAAACAAGCAAGTAAAGAATTATTTGTTATGTTCGGGAATGGTCAAACAAAAACAGTCGCATATGTGGAAAACAACAATACTACACCAATTGCAACACACATCCAAACTTTTAACAATAACAAATCAACTCCAGATTTTAAATTAAACATTTTCCCAAATGGCAAGTTTAAAGTAATTGTTGATAACATGAATAGAACGAAAGATGGTCATTTGATTATGTGGAAAGGTGTAAAACATAATGCAACTCCAGCTGTGGCAAAATTACTTATTCCACCAACTGGATTAATTGATACATTTGACAACATCAAATACCGAGTTAACACATGTATGGTTGAACAAATTTGGGTGATTGACCATGAACAAAAATACTTTTGTCATAATCCAAAATGTTCACATTTTCCGGATGTGTATGACCCTGAAACAACTCATTATTATTGTGTAAATCATGCAACTCATGGTAAATCATATATTCCATTACTTGCAAAATTGTTTGAAGATGGTAAGATGAAGGAAGTACCTAACGCGTCCAGTTGTATCATGAACACATCATTTACATACACAGTTGGACAAACGCTAACTGAACCAATGTTTGAAGCACGTAATGAATCATGTGGTATTGGTATTCATGGTTTCATTGATCCTATTAATTTGTTAAGTTATTGTTTTAAAAATGAAAATACACAAGTCTTGAATTATACAAATGAAGTTATGATTAACCCGGACTATGAAGAACCAACATCATTAATTAATTTGGCTGATCATTTAATTATGCCACATAACAACTTCACACAATACGCGATAACCCAACCTATAAAAATAAATGTAACTGTTGAAGACATAACTGCATTTGTTGATACTCGTTTTGATGCCAACCAGCCAAATGGAATATTAGGCCTTTTACAGCAATTGGGTGACTATTATAGAAACTTGTCAAATGATAAATTGAAGCATACCATGACACGTTCAGTATTATACAACGTGCGTTGCTGGCCAACTGGCGGAAAAGCAGAAACAAAAAAGTTTTTGTTAGGATGGCAAAAGAAAACAGACAATGATTTTAAGGATGAACCAGTTTCTGAATCAGGCAAATTATGCGAACCGTTTGAACCTTTTGAACCACCACAACAAACACCATTCAAACACACACTTAATACATGCCGATTGCGGAAAAAATATGATTAATTAAGGGTAAACATAAACCCTATATACTTATTATATAATGAGCACTGTTATAGTTTCAAACACACCCCCTTCATTAATTACTTCCATAGCCCCAACATATGATGTTCAAAATACATATCGTTTTTCAAATGATGTTAGCAAACATTATCGTAATGCACCAGTTCAATTTAAACAAAAAGTGTTTATGTTAAAAAATGGTCGTTTAATTGAAGAGCATGTATTAACTGAAAATGAGACAACACCAATTATAAACCAAATTGACATATCGGAAGATGCCGCAAATAAAATGGCTGAATACATTAATTCATTTAGTTGTGAACAGTTGTCAATAACTAGTTGTTTTGTTAATTTAACCAATATTTTAATTGTGTTTACAATTGGTAAACAAATAAATGATTATAGTTCATTTCCAGCAAAGGCATTGACTTTTATTAATGGTCGTAATGTGTTTCAACATGCAATGGGTATGTTAACTATAACATTTGAAAATTCACATAAATTGTTTATGTCCAATGACTGGATTAATCTGCTAGATTTATTGATGAAAACAAATTGTTATTTGAATCGTCATACATTATGGATTACAGATTCACCATGTAACTTTGAAAGTGTTCAGTTATTAAACATTCCAAATGAATTAATTGACTTTATTGAACTTAACATATTTAAAGAAGTTTCATGGAAACAGTTAACTCAACCACTGGACATGTCATGTTATGAAATTGTCCAATACATTAAGGGTGATTTCATTAATAATGAATGTTATATTGAATCAATTCGTTCAACAGTAGAAATCGCATTGAAGTTTAATGATTACAATCAACGAATGAAATTGGTGACTATAAATGAAAAACTTTATTCTGTTGCATGTATCGTTATTAAAGGTCATTCATTAAACAATTACACTTTTAAAATTGCTTTGTCACTAAATCCATTACACCCGGAACCTTGTTGTTTTTATCGTCAATCAGTGATGTTCAATCGCATTTCAAATGCTATTCCGTTTTATGTACTAACTATGTATTATGGAGAATCAACAGAGTATACATTTAACACTCATGAATTCATTCAAACAAATATGAACGAATTAGATTCATACAAATTATATGAAATGTATTATTCAATGATTATAGAAGCAATTGAGACATTAAATGTTTCAATTCCACACATTACCATATCAAAAGAAATGTATAATGAAACAAGTATTATGAAAATTGATGAACTCCCTTGTTTAAATGAAGAATCAACCATTTTTTGGGCATCAAATGAGATTAATAAAACAGTTTATAGATGGGAAGTGACGAAACACGTGGAAACAATGTGTGAACGGTTTCAACGATTAAAAACAGTACCAGATACGCAAATTACAAAATACATTGGATATACAGACCATTATTTTTTAAATGACAAGTTTGAATTTTGCACGAAACCACAAATAACGAAATCTGGGAACACTCGAGAATTTATAATTACATACGGTATTTGTGGCAGTAAATCAATTACTTATGTAGAACGTAGACAAAATACCGTTGTTGCATCACGGACTGAAACATATAATACACCACGCCAAAACCAGCAACCAGACCAAATAACACATATTTATCCATCTGGGCGGCATCATGTACAAGTAAAAACAGAACCTGTAAAATACACACGCCCGCAAGTAATTACGGCATGGAAAGGCGTGAGATCTAGTACAACAGGCGGCCCAGCAGTGGCCATTTTGGAGATTCCACGAGATGCATTAATGGACACAGGTGACCATGCAAAATACCGTGTTAACAAATGCACAGTTAAGGCAATTTATGATTTGACTAATTTGAATAAATACAAATGTCAATATCACGGATGCAATAAATTAGCTGATGTAGAAACAAATGAATATCAATACTTTTGCAATCGTCACTGTTTATCATCAACAAATGCCCGTCGTATTTTAAACATTGATGAATTATTGGCACGAGGTGAAATAAGTGAAATAAATGAAGCCGTTAATTGTGTTCATCGGAGTGTTCGTTTCCGTTATTATAAAAATCAATCCATCTTTGAATCGGGATTTGGTATGCGAAGTGAATCATGTGGGGTAGGTATCCATGTTTTCTTAGATCCAGTATATTTACACAGTTATTGTTTTAATTCACAAGGTGTAGACATGACCAATGTTGTTCCAGTATTGACCAACCATGCGGGAAATAACCGGCAGTTTAGACAAATTACCAATAATGCAGTAACTAATGTAGTAACTAGTACACCAACCAATGCAATAACTAGTACACCAACTAATGTAGTAACTAGTACACCAACTAATGTAGTAACTAGTACACCAACACGATCAGCGACAATTTTTGATGGTGTAACAAATACCCGTCATGACATCCCGGTTGAACTTGCAATTGAAGTTAGTATTGATACAAGAAACACAGTAACACCAGCAGAAGCCGCAACATATCCAGATACATTTGAAGAAACAACTAACGAAATTAGACCAGAAGAAACTAGACTAAGTGAACCAACGAACCCGACAAATACAATTGAACAAGATGAATTAACAGATTCAAAACAAGTGGCAGAAGATCCAATAAATTAGGATTATAAAAACAAACAATTATTTTATTGACTAATTGTATATGCATGTATTATGCAAAGTATTTGAAGTATCGTCAAAAGTATTTGTATCAATATCATCAAACAGGTGGAATGACTAATGAATTATTTGAAGAAACAGATACTATGACATTTGAGGATTATCAAAAGTCTAAACAAACAATTCCATTTTATTGTCCAACAGAAAAACCATACATGTGTGGTGCATCAACTCCATCTTTCGGATTATGCAAAACAACCAAGAAAGATTGTGATAAATACACGGGAGAAGATACAATAGCAACATATGACACAAGTAAACCAGAAAACAAAGAAAAACAAGAATATGGGTTTAAGTTTGGTTACAAGTTTTCTGATAAATTCAAAAATTGTGCAAATTTAATTCTAAATAGTTCATATGAATGGGATTCAACCGCTTCAAAAACAACATTTAAATTACCATCTCCATTTAAAATTATGAGTTATAACATTTGGTTTTCAATCAAACAATTTGATGCCTCAACCCCGGAACATGAAACAAGAAATTTATTTGAACGTTCATTTTTTCAAACAAGAATGCTAAACATTGCCAGAATCATTAATAATTCTGGAGCGGATGTTGTTTGTTTACAAGAATACACACAACAAAGTCATGAATTGTTATTTGATTTACTCAAAGAACAATACCCGTATTTTTATGAAACGCCATTTACACCAAATGTTGATAATAATGGACCACGTGGGCGGTCTGTAGAAACTGTTTGTTATTCAAAGTATCCGGCAAAATCATTTAAATTGTTTGCAGTTGAAGGATCGTTATCATATAATAATTCAATGATAGTGGTTGAATTTGCCAACGTGATTATTTTTAATGTATACTTACAAGCCGGCACTAAATACTCACCAGGACAGTCAGACACATGGTTTAATTATTCGCGTTGTAGATATCATGAATATTTATCAATACAAGAGTATTTAAAGAAAAACAATCCGGAAAATAAACCGGTTGTTGTTGTAGGTGATTTTAATACAGATTTAAACGGTGATTTGAAAGAATGGCCAGAACTGAAGGCATTCAAAGAAATGGATTTGGAAGACAGTTATTTGGCTGTAACAAATGATAGAAATAGTGGATTTACTGAAAATACAGACATTAATACAATGAGATGGAATTTAAAATTTGAACGAAAGATTTTCCGCATTGATGGCATTTTTCATACTCGGCGACGCATTAAAACACTTAAAACAAAGTTACTTGGAAATCACCCCATTGACATCCCGGAAAGTATGCAAGATGAATTTGTTAAATTCCGTGTTCCAAATGGTGAATTTTCCAGAAGTAAATTAAAATTTATAGACGGCGAAATAAAATTATTCCCAAGCGACCATTTTGCAGTAGTAAGTTCATTACAAATTGTTACTTAATTTGTTACATGAATAAAATTGAATTTGTTAGTACTTTTGCAGCTATGTATACAGCTAGTATTCACCCTCATAATGGCAACTATGGTTGATAGTTTTTCGGGCCCAACTGGTCCGGTTGACCCAGTTAGTCTGGCTCACCCAGGTAGTCCGGTTGACCCAGTTAGTCTGGCTCACCCAGGTAGTCCGGTTGACCCAGTTAGTCTGGCTCACCCGGTACCACTTGATGCAATTGACGATTTTGCATCATTTCATCATGAAGTTGATTCTACATATGATTATGAATCATACACTAACCCAAAACCAATTGTGACTAAAACCGAATCAGAAACACAAATTACCGCTACAAAATACATTGTACTTGATGAAGCAACTGGCAAATTTGCTCCAACACCATCAACATCCACACCCGCTATCCCACTAACTGATAAGAATTCCGATGATGAAGAAACAATTGGCATTATGTCATATGTTCCAAAGTTTTTGGGTGTTTCTGAAATGTCTAACGTTTATGGTCCATTTTCTTTTAACACAAAAGTTGTTGTGCACCAAACCAACAAACAAACATTTAAGTTTGTTAGCAAATGTGAACGTATGCTAGAGAAGACATTTCCAGGTCATCAGTTTGTTTTTCAACGGCTGGTACTGGTTGAACAATCAACTAGCGAACAGACAATATTAGTTGATGACACTGCAATGGATTCGATGAAAGAACCGGGTGGGTTTTGTCAAATTGATGTGTTTACACCAGTTGAACCATTTGATTACAAATCTGATTTAATGACAATTGAGAAAGAAAAGATGGCATTTGTACGGCTTACTAGTCTATACATTCGGTTCAAACTAAGTATTCCAGACATCGCAACATTTATTGCTAACCCAACACATGAAAATGTCTTTAAACTCGCCGAACCACTGATTAAAACAATCCAAGACTTTAAGAATTACCGACTTAGTGAAAACATTTCATATGTGGTAGTTGTTCCAAAGAAATACGAAAATGTAAGCAAATACATTCTGAGTGGGTATTGTTTGGCATCTTTTGGCGAACATCAGATGTATTCAAACCGACCAAAACCATACTTTGAAGAACTATACATTTTTGAACTGACAAAATTGGAAGTTCGTGTAAACGCTAACACATGGTTTTCAAATGAACCATATGTGTACAGTCAAATTTGCAAGAGTACAATGTTTTATGATAACATCAATTTTGTGGCTATCATGGAGGCGTACCTTCCAATGTTTTCATATGAACGAAGTAAAGAACTTGCAGAACGAGTACAGCGTGAAGGCATTGAGTTTGAATTAAAAGATTCGTTCTTTTGCATGAATGAAAACCAACTTGCAAAACTAAACACAACATTTGATCACAAAGTGTTAGAATTTGCCAATGTGGCATGTTTCAAAGCGATTGAAACCAAATATTTTTCGACGTCTTATGACACATCGGGACACCTAACTGAATATGCTCAAGAGAAACCATTTCATAAGATGATGATTTGCATGAATTATCATCCACTTCACAAATACTTGTTTTGTGGTGTGTATGAAATTGATTTGTTCCCAATGGTCATTCATACCAACACACCTTCATCAGTTGATTACATCACCCGATGGTATGAAACTGGTGAACCGTTTGTTGTTCTGAGAAATGAAAACGGTCATGTAAGTCATCAGTTTGCAGAATCTAAAGAAATTGTCGACGGTTACGGTCTGTATTGTGAACATGCTGACATCATTGGTCAAGTTGCTGAACGTCTGGGTATTGTGTCTGGTTCATACATGGATCATGTGGTAACGCCAGAAGCATACAGTAAAGCCATGTGTATTACACAAGATGATCATTTTGAGGCAGTTGATGCACGTAAAATGCACTTGGCAGAATCCAAGTGTTACACAGAAACAATGGACGATATTGTGCCATTTGAATTGCGTAAACTAACAATGTTTGTAAAAGATCCATTTGAAGCATACTTGAGTGAAAACCCAATGCCATTGATTAGTCCAACGACCGAAACCGGCCTAACTAGCGTATTTAAGGTGACCGATCTTCATGAACCTGAACCATTGAAATCTCTAACAGATACGTCTAAAGAAACCCCACGTGTTGGTAGTACTGAATCATTGAAGGTAAAACTAGACGCAAATGGTAAATTGCAAATTGTACCGCGTGAACCATGTGTTATTTCACGAATGAAATTGAATGTAATGATGACGAGAGCGGCATTTTCAACACATAAAACATTTAAATGGGGTGGGGACACTTATTGTGGATACAATCGTTACAAAACATGGAATATCGGCCGTCCATTGATCAAGATGGTTAACAACATCCGCCATCATCACACGGGACTTTCGGCCCCAATCATTATGCCATCAACGACACCAATTGGACCGATTGGAGGAATTGATTCAAATTTGAAACCAGAATGCACTATTGAACTAATGAACGAAAGCGTTCAAACGGCTTCAAATCAAGCTTGTGAACTAGAACAAAAAACAACTTACAAAGAACGTAATGATGCAACAAAGAATATCATTATTGAATATGGTATGGGTCAAAGCAAAACTGTTTCATATAATGAAACTCATAAAAATACAGTTGTAGCGACTAAGATTAAAGTATATTCAAAGGGCAGTTATGAGTTTGATAGACTACCCAAGTTCGACATTAGCATTTATCCAGATGGTGGATTTCAAGTGAAATGCGATGAATTGGGCCGAACTCAGAACAAACACATGGTAATGTGGAAGGGTGTTCGTACATCATCAGGGAAACCGGCATTTGCAAGGCTACTAGTTCCACCAGATGCACGAATGGACACGGGCGATAGTAACAAATTCCGAATGAATCGATGCCATGTTGACAAGATTTTTGAATTTGACCAACTGGGTGATTATCAATGTAAGAACCCACATTGTAACAAAATGGGTGATTTTGTTCATGATGCTGATGGTAAAGTGTATTGTAGCATTCACACACTGACCACTACACCATGCCGACGATTGATTGATGTCATGTTTGAATCTGGCGTTATTCGTGAAATCCCTCAAGCGTTTAGCTGCATTCATGACAAATCATTTGCATACAATGCCGGTACAGACATTGAAATTGCTGGGTTCACTCACCGTAGTGAATCATGTGGTAAAGGTATTCATGCCTTCATGGATCCAAGTCAAATGTTTAGCTATTGTTTTCAGTATACGACTGCGCACACAAATGTAGGAAATCAACCCATGGTAAGTCATTTGTTGGTTAACTCAATTTTGTACCGTATCCCAAAGTATGATACATATCATAGCAGTGTAATGCACATGACGGAGGCACAAAAACCAATGCATGACACCACACCAGACATACCAGAACGTAGGTCATCCAAAGTGGTACCATACACGCCAGAACCAGAACCAAAGCCAGAACCAGAATCAAAACGGTCAAAAGCTGATGACTTAATTACAAACACAACAGAACATGATGATGCTCATGAAGGTACTGAACTTTTGTACCGCGACCGAACTACATCAGTCAATTCAGTTCGTCCACTACTGGATGCATCATCACATAGATCGGTGGACATTACACGTGAAGAATCTGAAGTGACTAACTTTGACGATACGGACGACCCAACAAAGTCCGTAGAAGTGACAGAAGCGGCAGTGGTCAAACGCAAAACATGGTCTATGGGGACTGTCATGAATTTCATCCGCCGACGTAAGTAAAACAGTATTTTTGTATTTGTCTTTTAATTTGTTTATTGTTCCAATTAATGCCGTTAATGTTGTATTAACTATTCCAATTGATACAAGTAAAATCATCATGTAGACTAAACTAGCATACTTAAAATTGTGTTCATTAATTTTCTATTGTGACTATATACATGGCATTTAAGTGTAAACAAAGTTACATTGCAAATCAATTACACAATAAATGTACTAATTCAAGCTACATGAACATTCAACTTGGCGGGGGTAATTCATCAATGGTACCAGCAAGTAGTTCATTATGGATTTCAGCAGATGACGCAAAAAATAATGCGGCACATAATGCTGTACTCAAACAAGATTTAACAGAATTAAAGAGATTAATTAAAGAAAACCCGAGTTTGTTTATGGAAAAAAACAAACAATCTAAAACGCCGGTTGATTTAGGAATTGAATTATTTCCAGAAAATGAAGAATTACAAAAAGTATTAACTGCATTAAGTTCCGGTTTAATTGATGGAGTTAATTTAGAACAATTTAGGATTGAAAATAATGTTGGCAATAAGTATAGTACATTAATGCCAAAACAATTTTCTTTTGGGTTATCTGATCCTACAAGTGATGAATTAGCATCAGCCTTAGCCACTCAACTTGGAGGTGCTCGCCGCCGTAAAGCAGCCAAGGCGTCAAAACGGTCTTCCAAACGATCACAAGATGGAGGAAAGCGCCGCAGTCGTAAAGTGTCGAAGGCATCTGCACGCCGGTCTAAAGGATCCAAGAAGTCTCGCCGCTCATCCAAACACCGTTCATCAAAACGGTCGCAACACGGAGGAAAGCGCCGCCGCTCCAAGGCATCTGCCAAAGCTGCTGGATCCAAGAAGTCTCGTCGGTCTTCCAAACGCCGCTCATCAAAACGATCACAACACGGAGGCAAGCGCCGCAGCCGTAAAGCATCTAAGGCAGCTGGATCTAAGAAGTCTCGTCGGTCTTCCAAACGCCGTTCATCAAAACGGTCGCAACATGGAGGAAAGCGCCGCAGCCGCAAAGCATCTAAGGCCGCTGGATCTAAGAAGTCTCGCCGCTCATCCAAACGCCGTTCATCCAAACGCTCACAACACGGAGGCAAGCGCCGCCGCTCTAAAGCATCTGCTCGCCGGACTAAAGGATCCAAGAAGTCTCGTCGGTCTGCCCGTCGCTCATCCAAACGCTCACAACACGGAGGCAAACGCCGCAGCCGTAAAGCATCTGCTCGCCGGTCTAAAGGATCCAAGAAGTCTCGCCGCTCATCCAAACGCCGTTCATCAAAACGCTCACAACACGGAGGCAAACGCCGCAGCCGTAAAGCATCTGCTCGCCGGTCTAAAGGATCCAAGAAGTCTCGTCGCTCATCCAAACGCCGTTCATCAAAACGCTCACAACACGGAGGCAAACGCCGCCGTTCTAAAGCATCTAAGGCAACCGGATCTAAGAAGTCTCGTCGGTCTTCCCGGCGGTCTCAAAAGGGTGGCAGCAAAGCATCATCTGAACTCCACGACCGCGCCATTGCCAAAGCAGCTGAAATCATGGGTGTCTCAGATGAAGATGCTCGCATTTACAAAGCCGGTATTTACAAGATGGTCAAAGAACAATTTGGAGACCTCCCCAATATTGAACGCGCACAAAAACTCGTTGATATGACCACTCAAGACAATCTAGAACAAGTTAACTTTAAGGCTCTCAAGAAAGAAATTGAAGCCAATCGCGCCAATCGTGAAGCTGATCGCGCTAACCGGGGCGAATCATCTGACTCTGAAGAAAAACCAAAGGCCAAAAAGGCGGCAGCCAAGTCAAGCAAAACCAAAAAGAGCACAAAACGGTCACGGTCAAAGTAAGTTACTAATAAAAGTTAATTGAGTAATACAACTTTTTTAAGATGTATTGTGAGACCAAATGTTTTGGTTTCTGAATTGATCCATAATCCATTAATAACAATGTCACCACTATAACATTCTGTTTTGTGATTATCAAATGCTTCATTGAAAGTAATGAATGAACCAGCTTTATTAAATGACTCAAAAACATATGCATTATTCTTCATTAAAGTAATTTTAACAATTGGATCTAATGCACCTTTGATTTTCATAGCTCGCATGTATGTATAATCTTTTAAGTTAACATTGTGGGTTTTACCTTTTAACATCACTAATGATTCAAAGAAGTTTTCTAATGATTCTATTAAATTAATTGTTTTATGATTGTCTCTTTTAGTTAGACGTAATGCAGTTGTTATTGCTGTTCCTTGTTTCTGAAATTCAAATGGCATTTTACAATTAATGAATGGTACATGATACATTGAACCGCTACGATTTATTAACCAATAATGAGGACTAACCGGAATAAATGCTAACTTAGAGGGTGTATGTGTGTCATCAACTAATTGATTAAATTGTTCTGTTAAATTAGAAAGTATGTCAGATGAGTCCATATATGTTTAAAATGAATAAAAACTATAGCTTTAAAAGATATAATGAGGTTATGTTTACTGAATTAACAAAAGATGCAATTGGTCATGTTGTGAATGAAATCAATAAAGAAGAAAACAAAGAGAAAATAAATGAACAAATTATTAATCCATTTTTGAGGACAATTATTGATCGCATGTATCCATACTTGATGGTCATTAGTGGTTTGTATGTCTTAGTGTTAGGATTAATTATAGCGATTTTGTTTGTAATTATTGGGAAAAACAGTAATTTGTTTAATTCCAATAATATGGCAAACACAGCAACTACCGTGGTAGAGACAATAACAAACACAGCAACTAACATGGCGGAAACAATAACAACAAATTAGAAATAATTAATTTTGTGGGTGTAGTATATATGAATTTACTCAAATATAGTTTACTATTCTTTTCTTTGTTTTCTATTTCTCTATTAAATTCACAATTGGATGTAATAAAAAGTGCAGTAGTGTGTGGGTCATTAACACTTTTAATGGTGGTAATTGATTTATTTTTTAACCGCCAAATGATGGTTGAAAAAATGAGCACTTCTGCACCAATTGCCCATGAAGAAGAATATAAAAGTGATTTTCAAGTAGTCGAGTCACCACCCCCTGCACCTATTGAACCAATTACACCGGAACCACGTAAAGTGACTGAGGCAGAACGTAATGAACGTATCAAAGCAGTTGATGAATCAGCATATTCACAACTACCAAAAGAGATGCAAGAACCATTGGGTACATATGATGAAAATATGACAAATAAATGGGACCGTGGGTATCATTATTTGAACACTGACAAATGGAAAGTTCCACAACCACACCCACCCGTCTGTATACAAGAAAAACAATGCCCAGTGTGCCCATCTATGACATCTGGTTTTGGTATGGATTTAATGGAGTTTAATGCGTCACGAAAGGTGTCAACACAAAACATCAATACAAAATATGTGGAAGACGTCTTGAATAATCCACAAAGAGAATAATTTTAGACTTCAGTAAATTGATTTGTGTTAATGACAGAAATGAGATATTTCAAATACTCAGTGTTACTGGCTTTTTGCACAAGTTTTAAAATAGATTCGTCATAACTGTTGTTAAAAATGTATACATTCACAAAAATTTCAGAAAGTTTGACCAGTTCAATTAATGTCTGATTGTTATTGTTGTTTAATTGTTCAACAATAAAAGCCGCCCGAAGTAAAAAAATGTCTTCGCTTTCATCTGATTTCTTATCTATCCAAATAGTCTCATTTTGGAGCTTGAATTCCATGGTTATTGTTAGTATACCGGTTTATGTTTTGTTGGTTTTATTTTCATTTTTTTATTGTTTGTGACGAAGGAACAAACAATAAAGAAACTCCTTTTTTTATGAATTATGATGTGAGTATAACGAACGAATAATTCATAAAAAAACTTCTTTTTTCAATGTTTGTTCCTCCGTAACAAACATTAAAGGCCGTCACATGTAGAATCATTAAATGCCATCACATGAACAGCATTTAATACATCACATGAACAGCATTAAAGGCCGCCACATTGTTGAATCATTTAAAACATCACATGTTGAATCATTTAATACATCACATGAACAGCATTAAATGCCATCACATGAGCAGCATTTAAAACATCACATGAACAGCATTAAAGGTCGCCACATGTTGAATCATTTAAAACATCACATGAGCAGCATTTAAAACATCACATGAACAGCATTAAAGGTCGCCACATGTTGAATCATTTAAAACATCACATGAGCAGCATTAAAGGTCGCCACATGTTGAATCATTTAAAACATCACATGTTGAATCATTTAAAACATCACATGAGCAGCATTTAAAACATCACATGAACAGCATTAAAGACACCACATGAACAGCATTTAAAACATCACATGTTTAATTAGACAAAATTAAACATTAATTTAGATCCAAAACGCGAAATAATCGTGGTATTTTGGAACAATTGGAGCATACCGGAAAGCATCTTTTGGTTGAGTAACGGTGATGTATGGAGTGAGTCCAGTGACGAAAGTTGGAATGAAAACATCACTAACATACAATAGTGGATCGTACATAAAGTATGAAATTGGGGTGTTAACAGGGACGAAATGACGGCGTTTCTTCATTAATTCATCAGAACTGTCATCAAGCCAATCAGAGCTGTCATCCATGGTGTGCTTCTTGCGTGGTTTGTCATCAGAGCTAGAAGAGCTGTCATGTGCACCGCCGCGTTGTCCGGCAGGGTCATCATCAGTTGCGGGAGTAGTGGTGGGAGAATCATCATCGGCGGGAGTGACTGAAGAATCATCAGTTGCTGGTTCTGGTGCGCGAGTTTCTTTAGTGTCAGTTTCTTCAGTGTCAGTTCCTTCAGTGGTATTTTCAACAGCTTCCCCGTCGCCAATTTGAGCAGCTCGAGTCTTGGCATTTTCGGCTAGTTTATGAATGGACGCCCGGAAAACATCGGCAGACATTTTGTGCACGGCGGCTTCAGTGATCTTGTAACTGACTTTTGAACCAGAACGACGTTCTCTCACGTTGAAATGATGATAATTGCTTTGGGATCCGCCGCCAATTTGGCCTTTTGATCCGCTGACTTCTTGTAACGTAAAGTTGAAGGATGGTAAATTGTTGTTGAAATACTGGCTCATTTCGCCCCAGGCTTTGCTGGCAGCGGCTAATGGCGTTGAGGCAGTATAACGCGTCTTCATACTACCAACGATATATGGGTTTGCAAGTTGAAAGGTCGGCATAACTAAATGTGATCTATATATTTATGTTTGACAAAATAAAACTAAAGATTAAATGAAAAATGAAAAAAATGAAAAAAACAATTTAACGTACTAAATGCTAAAGATACTATATAACTATGCCCCGGATTTTAGAAGTTGTTACCACGAATGCCGGTGCAATTCGCACGCTATTTGAAGCACTAAAAGACATATTGAATGAGGCAAATTTAGAATTTATTGCCCCACAACCAAACAAATTTGGCGGGATCAAACTAACTGCAATTAACAAACAAAAAACATGCTTAATCAATATGAAATTAAAGGCATCAAATTTTGCCAAGTTTGACATTAAAAAACCAAAACATAGTGTTGGTGTTGAACTAAATAGCTTTTTCAAATACATTCGTATGTTAGAAGCCAGTGACACATTGACTTTTTATGTTGATCAAGACCGTGACTCTGAATTGGGCATTCAAGTTTCAAATGCACAAAAAGGTACGCTTGTGAATATGAATTTCAAAACCATGGAAATTTCCAGCAAACAGTATGATATTAAAGACACGGTGTTTCCTACACAAATCACGATGGAGTCGCAATCATTTCACAAATTATGTCGTGAACTAAGCGGGATTAGTGACAAAGTGACAATTACAAATCACAAATCAAAAATGATTTTTTCAGTCAAAGGAGAATCAGGTGACATTGATTACATTTTTAGCGGTGAACAAGATAATAACGTACGTGTTAAAAAAGGGAAAAATCACCTAAACGCGGAAAATGCGGAACAAGAAGTAAACAACGAAGTAGACGAACCAGGTGAAGAATTCAAACCAGATGAAATCATTAAAGGTAAATTTGAATTAAAAAACCTGGCTATGTTTAGCAAATGCGCATCTCTATGTACCACCATTGATATTCTAATGAAAAACAATTACCCGCTACTTGTACGGTATATTGTCCCATCTAAAGGCAATATTCTTTTCTGCCTAACACCATCTAAAGACGATGAAGAATTGGATGATGAAGAAGGTGGTGAAGATGGCGAAGTGAATAACACTGTTGATGATGATGAATAAACAATAACTATTTTTTTGTATAATCATATAAAAAAATTATTTGTCATTAAGACCGTTTCACTTGCCATAAAGGCTGTTTCACTTGTCATAAGGACCGTTTCACTTGTCATAAGGACCGTTTCACTTGTCACAAGGACCGTTTTACTTACTGATGTTTTCAATTTCGGGCACATTATGCTTGTAAATAGACCTGTCAAGATACTTACGCGAGAACTCCAATGGTAAATAATCAATAACATCATGGTCATGATTACAAATCCATAACTTGATGAAACTAGAACCGGCTGATTTGATAGAAACACCATTGAAATCCTCGCCTAATGCTTCACTTAAAAGCAATTGAGTCAGAATCATCCAAACATCATATGCTTCATTATTGTTTACTTTAAATGATAACATTGCACCATTACGGTTGCGGTCATCTTCCCAAACTGGCGTTACTCCTTTACGCATTAAAAAGAAATCATTATAGGTATTCAACCCAAAATCCGTAAAATTATTCATCATGTCAAAATAATTTTTCATATTCTTTATTTCAAACACCATCTTAAACCCTGACACACGCCAATCATCTGTTTTGTTATGAAACCATAAACACCAAGTTGATTTAAATAAATTATTGATACCTAATTGTTTTTTTAATTCTGGGTCCAAATTTGAATCAAACATTTCATATTGTAAACATTCTATATTTTCTGATTCACTTGCATCAGTCTTGTCCGTTGTGTTGCTATGTTGCGAATGATTTTCATCATCAGACTCATTTAATGATTCAAAAAAATTAGTCTTGACAAATGGATTACTCATGTTATAGTATTGTTTTTGTTGTGTACTTAACCTTTAATACAATCAATTTTTTTACTGATAAACTAATAAACTGTTTCATTAACTTAAACATAATAAAGTAACAAACACCATAATGAAAACAGCACTAATACATTTTTTTATTAATCTGTGGGGGACAATTTTATTAACATCAACGAACATATTTGATCATATTTTTTGTTATGAACGTAGTATTATTTTAAAAGACCATAATGATCATTCTGTGACTGATGTCACATGGTCTTATTGGATTTATCGGTTTGTCTATTTAATGACTTGCAAAAACATTTTATTAATGTCATCTACTTTAACCCGTAAAGGTGTATTTGTTGTAACATACAAACATGACAAACAACATCGTATTGTGTTAGCACATCATGTAGATGAAATTAACCGACATGTAGAACATAGTATTTTACATAGGAAACCATTTCGGCCGCCAGTCATAAACATTATTGGAACTGTCAATGATGTTCAAAAGCCATTATCAAAAATGGTTCAATCATTTAGTTTGTATGATGAAAACATTCATTTACATGATTTGTTGACATTATGGGATGTTGAAAAAATGGAAATACAAATAATTGGGAAAGGGAAAAAAGAAATTAATTCAGGAACAGACCATGCAATGAAAATTCGTGATTTGTTTGTGTAGTTTATTTTTTATGTCTTGTTAACATAAAAAATCATATTACATATTGATTACTATCAGTTGGCTACCAAAAAATAACTGTAATGGGTTTGTCAGGAATCATTTTTAAAATTGTTGTTTACTTGCTTTGCTTGTATCACAAATCATAAAAAATGAAAAACATAGAATATAGGGATAAATATAATGTTTCTATAGTTATAGTAATAACATGGCGTACGATACTTTTAATTCTCAACTAGTACCCATAGACCACATTCAATTTTCCATTTTCGGCAATGAAGATGTTAAACGTTTCTCTGCATTGAGAAATGACGACCGTGGCATTTCTATTGCTGAGGCTCATAATGATATGCAACCGACACGAAACGGTGTGATTGACGGTCGTTTGGGTCCGGCAGAAATGGGTAACATTTGTGAAACATGTAAACTAGATTTCGTGAAATGCCAAGGTCATATGGGCCATACTGAATTAGTTGAACCAGTGTATAACATTGCTTTTCGTAATGATTTTAAAGACATTTTGGCATGTGTTTGTCATGGATGCTCACGAATTTTGATGAAACGCAGTCAAGAAGAAGAAGTAAAAGAGATTTTGAAGAACAAAAAGGGGAAAAACAGATTAAAAGAGATGAAAAACATTGCATCGTCAGTTACTGCATGTTCATATTGTGGCACTCCACGCTACAAAATTCGGATTGAAATTGTCAAAGCAAAGGCTAGTTTTAAAGTACGTGGCGAACCGGCTGTTACGAATAGTGATGACGGCGCTGAAACAAAAGAAGGTGAAGAATCCAAATCAGCACATGGGTATGAAATCACGGCGAGAAAATGCTATGAGATTTTCAGCCATATTTCAGACAGTGATTGTAAACTATTAGGTTTAGATGAACGGTTTTCACGTCCAGAAAACGTTGTGATTAAGATGCTTCCAATTGCTCCAGTGGCAATTCGTCCATCCGTCAAGGCAGATTTCATGGGCGGGGGTAACTTTGATGATGGTGTAACATACAAATATGGTGATATCATTAACAAAAACAATTTGATTATGAAAATTAAAGAGAAAGATATGGATAATTACCATCCAGAAACTGACTTAAATCATATTTTGCTAACTTATCATATTTCAACACTGTTTAACAATGAAGATTTAAATTTGCCAAAGTCTGAACAAAAGACCGGAGGTAAATTGTTTAAATCCATTTCAGAACGTGTGAAAGGTAAACCAGGACGTATCCGGGGGAACCTTCAGGGCAAACGTGTTGATTTCTCTGCTCGTTCAGTCATTACATCTGATCCCGGGATTGGAATTGATGAATTAGGTGTTCCAATCACAATTGCCATGAATTTAACATTTCCGGAAGTTGTGACAAGTGATAACATTCAACGGCTGGCGGGGTTAGTTCGTAATGGAGCTAACAAATACCCAGGGGCTAACTTTGTGTTTAAGAAAGCACGTGGACGTACATACTTGCAAGATTTACAATTTGCCAAAAAGAATCTTGAACTTAAATTGGGTGACATTGTAGAACGTCATTTAATTGATGGCGATCATGTGTTGTTTAATCGTCAACCATCACTACACAAATTGTCACTTATGGGGCATCGTATCCGTGTCATCAAAGACACACGATATGAAACATTCCGACTTAATGTAAACTGTACTACACCATATGGTGCCGATTTTGATGGCGATGAAATGAACATGTTCGTTCCTCAGTCAATTCAGACACAATTAGAATTGAAATACATCACAGACGTTCGTAGAAACATTGTTTCACCAACATTTACTCGTTCAGTAATTGATTTGAAACAAGATGCATTAGTTGGTGCATACTTATTTACACAAAACAATGTTGACATTGATTGGCAATTTGCACAAAACATTGCCATGACAGCATCAACAGATTTCTTTACTCGTATCAAGAAAGATACTAACGTGACGGGTCGTGATTTGTATTCTCTCATTTTACCAGAAAACCTAAATATGAAAGAAAACAATTTTGAAATCAGTAAGGGACTTATTACCAAAGGTAACATTGACAAAGGTATTTTAAACACAAAACTAATTACCACATTGTGGACAAAAAACGGTAATGAAACAAGTACCAATTTAATCAATGACACCCAACGTATGATTATTTCATGGTTTTACAATCAAGGGTTTAGTATTGGTTACCGTGATTGTTTTTTGAAACCAGAAGCACAACAAAAAATCAAAGAAGTTCAACAAGGTAAGATAGTTGAAGCTCAGAAATTGATTACTGAAATTGAAAACAATCCAGATATCATCACGGCAGACACATTTGAAACAAACTTGGCAGAAGAATTAAGTACAACACTGGGGACCATTTCAAAAACTATTGTAGACAATTTGGATAATACTAATAGTTTTTATGTTTTGTACAAGTCTGGTTCCAAAGGTAAACCAAACAATATTGCTCAAATCATGGGCGGACAGGGCCAAATGATTTTTATGGGTGGACGTATTCCAAAACGTCTAAACAACCGTACATTGCCACATTTTATGCAATATGATGACAGCGCCATTCCTCGCGGTTTTGCTCATCATTCATTTACTGAAGGATTGCAACCACATGAAATGTTCTTTAGTTCTGCAGCAGGTCGGGAGGGTTTGATTGATGTCGCCTTGAAAACAGCAGACACTGGTTACATTGCTCGTAAATTGATTAAAGGTCTAGAAGACTTGAAAATGGCATATGATGGAACGGTACGTGATGGTAAAAACACGATCATTCAATACATTTTTGCGGATAGTAATTATTCACAAGTTCGTCAACTACGCTTGAAATCAAACATTATTGAACTGTCAAACAAAGATTTGCAAGAAAAATACATGTTTACACCAGAAGAAGTAAAACGGTTTAAAGTATCTGATAAATTCAATATGGAGTTTTACAATCAAGTTCGTCAAATGCGTGATTTCTTGCGTCGGGTGTCTATCATTACTGATCGTAACTATAAGACTTTAACGACTGATTATTATGTTCCAGTTGACTTGAAAGGCTATATTAATGATAGCATGTTGAGATTTACACCATCAGATAAAACCGATTTGACTGCGGAATATGTCATTGAACGTATTCATTGGATTTTGCATCCACAAAATACTTATTTGAAATACATGAAATCCAAAGACATTGGTAAACAAAACATGATTAACCGTGACGATGAATATGTTAAAACCATGTTTAAAATCTATTTGTATGATTACTTGGCACCAAAACGGTGTTTAACAGAATACAAGTTTAGCAAAAAACAATTTGATGAACTGGTGCAAACTATTATTCATGACTTCAAATTGTGTATGACTGAACCAGGTGAAATGGTCGGAATTGTTGCAGCTCATGGTATTTCAGAACAAAACACACAAGCAAACTTGAACTCTAAACACTCAACCGGTATTGCCAAGAAAGGCGGCGGTGGGGCGTTGGGTATTGGACGATTGAAAGAAATTTTGGCAATGTCAAAGTCTCCAAAAACACCAGTAATGAATGTGTATTTAACTGGACAGGCACAGAAAGATAAACATAAAGGCCGAGTGTTGGCCAGTTACATCAAACAAACAATGTTGCGTGAAATTGTAGACTCGGCGGCAATTGTGTATGATCCAACACCATCACAAGAAAACAGTCAACATAAAAAGGATAAAATGACAAGCAATGGTTTTCCATTGGGATCACGGGCATCAAACATTGATTTGACTCCATGGGTGATTCGCCTACACATCAACAGAGATAAATTGGTTGAAAAGGAATTGAATATGTTGGATATCAAAACAAAGATTGTGACAAGTTGGGCACGGTACATTCGTGATACTAAAAAAGACTTTTTCAATAATGTCACTCATGGCATTGTATATTCAACATTGGACAATTCACCAACTCCGACAGTTCACATCCGTTTGGGAATGAGTGAAGTTACATTGGATACGTTGATTCAAATTCAAGAAATTATTGTAAACCAATTCCAGCTCCAAGGATTAAAAGACATTGTAGATGCCATTGTGGGCTTAGATGAGATTTATTTGAACTTCAATAATGAACAACAAGAAAAAGTAGTTGACAAAGAAAATGTGATTTTCACAGCAGGTGTCAACATTACTGACATTCGTTTTGTCAAAGGTATTGACTTGCAACGTACTATTTGCAATGATCTATATCAAATTTATACCAACTTTGGCATTGAAGCAGTACGAGCGGCGATTTTGAAAGAAATCCGGTTGGTGTTCAATGATGGTGGTTCTGATTGTAACTATTCACACTTGTCAATTTTGGTTGATTTGATGACCAACAATGGACTACTAACATCAATTGATCGTTTTGGTGTAAATCGGTTAGACACTGATCCATTGTCACGGGCATCATTTGAAAAGACTATGGAGCAACTGGTAAAGGCAGCCATGTTTGCTGAAAAAGATCAATTACGTAGTGTAAGTTCACGAATTATGGTGGGCAAAGTGTTCAATGGTGGCACTGGTCTTTGTAAAGTCTTTTTAGATACAGAAATGATTGAAAACAGTGAACAAACTGAACAAGAAGACCGCAACCAAGTTGATTTGTTCGGTTCGAATGAATTTGTGGATGACATCTTAAACAAGACAGATGTAAACCAACTTAATGCATTTATGCCAGACTAAAAACAACAACTTGTTTTATTATTTTCATTTATTCTGAATTTTTATACACAAATTAAATGATTTTGATTCATTTAGTTATCATTGTGAAACCAACCAGCAATCGTATCACGTGTGGCAACCACTGCTTCGCCAACAGCATTGCCCGCTGCCGTGATTGAATCAATTGTTGCATTCCATGCTGCGGCAATTGCTGCACCCATTGCCGTAAATGCTTCACCCATTGTTGTACTGATTGCGATCCATGCTGCAGCGCATGCTGTACTGATTGCCGTCCATGCTGCTGCGCATGCTGTACTGATTGCCGTCCATGTCGCAGCACATGCTGTACTGATTGCCGTCCATGTCGCAGCACATGCTGTACTGATTGCCGTCCATGTCGCAGCACATGCTGTACTGATTGCAGTCCATACAGCCACAGCGGCAGTGCTGATACCAACCCAGACTGGATGAATGAGATAGTCATAAGCTAGGAAAGCCACAAAGCAGATACCACGCCACAGCTTGTAACCAAGCCATTTGAGTCCGTTCCAGGTCTTTTCACCCATCCATGTGAATCCATACCATAGATTTCCGAAGACCCATGACAGACCAAAGTAGATTTGATTCACAAGCCAAACAAAGCCAAATTGAAGATGACGACCGATCCAACACAATCCATTCCACAACTTTGTTGCAACCCATTTAATGCCTGTCCAGATGTGTGTAAACACCCATTCAAGACCAGTCCAGATGTGTGTAAAGACCCATTCAAGACCAGTCCAGATGTGTGTAAACACCCATTCAAGACCAGTCCAGATGTGTGTAAACACCCATTCAAGACCAGTCCAGATATGAGTGAACAGCCATGTAAGTCCGTTCCAGATGTGGGTGAACACCCACCGAATGCCAGTCCAAATGTTCGTAAACACCCATTCAAGACCAGTCCAGATGTGAGTGAACACCCATCGAATGCCTGTCCAAATGTTCGTAAACAGCCATGACAATCCAAAGTAAATCTGGTTTACAATCCAAACGAATCCGTCCCAGATGTGAGAGAACACCCACACAATGCCATCACGGATTCGAGTAAAGACCCATTCGAGACCATTCCAAATGCCTGTAAAAACCCAAACGATTCCATCCCAAACGGTTTGGAAAAAGTCGCAAATACGCGCCCAAATAAAAGTGAGTGCAGTCCAAAGATGGAGGGCAATGGTGGTAAAAAACTCATTGATGTAATGGATTGCTGTATTGAATCCATAAGCAATCTGCTCACCAAGCCACTGAATACCGTGCCAACACGGCACCAATGCATTTTCATACAACCATACACACGCGTTAGGAATGTTCAATATCATACGGTATGGCAAGTAAAAAATAATAACAAACGGAAACACCAATACACGAACAAACATGTTTGGTGGTGGTCGTTGTTGCTGCTGCTGTTGCGGTTGTTGTTGGGCGTTTAGATCAACTGGTGGATCAACTGGTGGATTAACAGGTGGATCAGCTGGTGGATCAACTGGTGGATCAACAGGATTATTCTGAACATTTGGAACACCGGGATCATTCGCGATGTCTGGCATTGGAAACATTGGCTGGACTAACGGGTTAATTTCGGCGCCAGCTGGCATGGCAAATGTTGGCTGGACTAACGGGTTAATTTCGGCGCCAGATGGCATGGCAAATGTTGGGTTTGATCCAGGATCATCTACCGTCACATTGGGGTTTTTAGTACCCATATTTAATGCTATTGTTTCATCCCAATTTGAGTTATTAGATGTATTTTGTTCAATTATTTCATTTAACTTGGGAATTGAAGCAGAAACTACTTTTGTAGTTGTAGCATGTTGATCTGGTGCAATTGTAATACTGACAGAGTTAGGTGATTCTTCCGAAGTGTCAGAAACGCCACTATGCGAGTGTGTCATTTCTTGAGCGTTGGGAGTAAAATTACTCACAACCAAAAATGAGTTCGAATCAGAGCCTGGTGCATTTATCATAGATGGTGACCCATCAATAAGGTTAGACATAAAACATACAAACCAAATAAGTAGGTAATAAGCTACTCGCATTTATTTCAATTTTGTTGAAATACAGTTTTTAGCGTATGTTATTTCAATTTTGCACAAGTCTTTCGGACAAGTCAAAACATCAACCATCAAATGAACTGAGATACTTGATCCCATGACAAAAATCAAAAATGTATCATTAAAAGATATAGTGCGTAAAGTCCGTTTTAATGGATGGGATGGAAATAAAAAAATTGATAAATCAAGGTCTTGACTTGAAAGATAAAGGTTAAAATATCTCTCATATATAGATGTCCCAAACGATCGCTTCCTCCAAAACTTTCAAGCTCGAAGAATTTGTTCCCTCCAATCTGCATTACAACGCCCTACAAAAACGTGAAGGTCAAAAACAAAAGATGGGATACATCAATTACAAAGCAGGTGAAACAATGTACAATCCAAGCATTCAAACGGATGTAATTGACATTGTTTGCCGTGGTCTTCCAGCCCCACCAAGTGAAGGGCAGCCAGAACCGGGAGCATACATCAATTTTCCAATTGATGTTACTCAACCAGGTGGAAAACGTCTGTATGACATTCTAGTGGCGGTTGATCAAGTGGTTGGATCTGCTGAATGGAAAGCAAAATATCTTGGGGAAAAGAAACCAAATGATGTTGCATACATTCCACTTGTCCGCACTCCAAAAGATGATGATGACAGTGATGAAGAAGAAAACCCACGCAAGAAGAAATCAACTCTGCCAAAACTGCCATATGTCAAGGCCAAGTTTATGACTCCCCGCGAGTCTGACAAAGTGATTACGACTCCAATGTTCACGCGTACTTTTGGCAGCAAAGAACCAAAAGTGAAACTAGAAGGGCACAATTCAGTTGATGCACTACGTAAGCTCATTCGTCTTGGGGCGAAGCTCCGTGGTGTTCTGTCATTCTCCAAAGTGTGGTCAGGAACTGTTGGAAGTGACAAGAAATATGGTGTTGGACTCAAGATCATTGGTCTGGAAATCCAACCATCCACTGGAGTTGGCAATGCAGAATACCGTGAAAGCGGTGGTTTCCTTGACGAAGATGATGAAGAAACTGATGCCCCAATTACTTCAACTCTGGCCAAAGCAAAGGCACGCGCACCAGTTGATTCAGATGAAGACAATGAAGACGCAACTAACCACAATCAATCTGATGATGAATCAGACAACAACTTTAAGACTCGTAAGGCAGCACCTCCAACCGACGAAGATGAAGACGCAGAGGCAGAAGCAGATGCTGAAGAACCAGAGTCACCACTGCCAGAAAAGAAATCCAAAAAGGGCAAGAGTGGTAGCCGATCAAAGAACACTTTTGATTAAGTAACTAATCAAAAGTGTTTGTGTATTTGAGAAATTATTAATGTTTAATGTATTATTGTTTAGATGAAACAATAATTGAATATGTCATTTAGCAAGTTTACTCGTTACAATTGCAATATAAAAACAGTAAATAAAACTATAGATATAGTTGGTAAATGAAACCATATCGGATTAATGAAATAGACCCTAGTCGTATAGTGTTTTCATCTATTTTTGCAAAAAGTGATGGTAAACGTTATGTGCCTATAAAGTATAATGATGAACGCAATGGATTAACTGATTTGGTTTTTCAAACAACTGAATTATATTGTGATCAACTGCCCGAAAATAAAGGTGATTATTGGGAATTAAACATGCCGTTGTATGGCAATGACCAATCACGTGTTTTACAGTTAATAAACTTTTTACAGTCATTAGATAAAAAAGTAGTCAACGAAATAGAGGCCACTAACTATGAATGGTTTGGGGATAATGAAAACAGTGAATTTAAATACAAAAATCAAGTTCGTATTGTTCAAAAACCAGACAAATACCGTAAACAAGGCGAATTAAAAGTGAAAATAATGGATACTAACATGTTCCGGCCGCAGATTTTAGATAATAACATGAAAAAAATAGGAATTCGAGATATAAAAAAAGGTACATGGTTACGGTTTATGTTTCATTGTGTGGCGGTATGGATCAAAGACAATGGAAGTGGTTTATACTTGAAACCAATTAAAATTAGTCAACGGCAAAAAACACAACCAGTTGATTATGAATTTGTTGATGACAGCGATGATGAAAAAATTTTAGACACTGAATTTGGACCATTTTTGCATACAGCTGCGCCGCATACCGAAACAGCCACCGCACGGAATGGTCACAATCATTTTATTAAACCAGTTAAATCAGTTGGCAAAATTAAAGTGACACAAAATGTTACTTCTGTTTCTAATATTCCGGTTGGTGGATTTGGTGGTGCACATGACAAAGCTCAGGCAGTTCGTGATAACCAATCAACAGCCCGTGGCAGTAAATCAGTAACACGTGTTAAAAAATCACATTATACACCTTTAAATGAGACCACTTATGAACAATCAAGCGAATCAAGTGACGCAAGTAACACAGACACGGATGAATGGAAACACAAACATAGACATAATTACAGAAGAACAATTGAAGAAGAATCAGATGAAACATCTGATGATGCATCTGACAATAATTCATCCAAATCATCTAAAACGTCTAATGAATTAAATAATGTATCTGGTGGATCATCTGATAACTCTTCAGATAATGAATCAGATAACTCTTCTGATACTACATCAAATGATGAATCAAACAACTATGAAGATTCTGATGAATCTGATGATTCGGATGATTCTGATAACTCTGACACATCATCAGACGACTCTGACACAGCCCAAGTAGATGAACGGATTTATGAACAATTTATTGAAAAACATAAAAATCAATTTGATATTGATTCATCAACCGTTCATGCAACATCTATTGTATATAACAACTACCGCCATAAATTACCACCACGACATGCTCCCGATTTAACAAACACAGATGCTTAATTATTCACTCTACTAATAACATTTAATAAAATGTTATTTACATGATACAGTCAAATTAATTAAATGATACAGTCAAATTAAATTTTTGAGTAGTGATGACTTTTGAAATATGTAAAGGATTAGTTTTGTTCTTTTTGCTTTTGGTAGATGTTTTAGCTAATTGTTCGGCATGGGTTTCAATATACTCTATAACTTTATTTTTAATTGCCCATTTAAAAAAGTTAAGTTGTGAAATAGTTGTGATTAAATAAGTACCAACATCATCTTTTCCAGTGTATGCCTCTTCTTCATCTGAATTGTCTACAATATCTACATTTTTGTCTTCATCATAGTAATTTGCCCATTTTTTTATATTGGTATATAACTTAATTCGTTGTTTACGTCGGAATGGATCAAACAACCGTTTGTTATAATTCTTGAGTTGAGCACAATATTCAGTACGAACATTAAATAAAAATGTTTCTCCATCTTCATTCATTGGATAAATTACCGGATTTTCACGTGAATAAACTGTTACAAACCAATCAATTAAACTTAAACTAATTGTTTTTTTGGCTAAAATGTTAAGTAACTTTGTTTTATGTGGTGCTTGATCAAAAAAGTTTAAAATGTCATTCATAATTATTTGTGTCCTGTCATTGGACTGAATTGTGTTTAATAGTTGATTATAGTAATTTTCTAGTTCATTTGTTTGTGTGGAATCATCAACACTGTTGTTAATTCCTTGTTCCATATCAGTAACGTTTATATTATTTTTCTAGTAATTATCTTTAACGGAGTATTTTAACGCGTTTTTATTGGTAAAACTGTTTTAAATGACTTGCTAACATAACAGTTAACCTCATAAAGTATTCAATTTAAAAATACTCGGTGTATTTTTAAACCTCATAAAGTATTCAATTTAAAAATACTCGGCGTATTTTTAAACCTCATAAAGCAGCTAAACAAGCTTAAAGCCATTTAGACACCAACAGTATATGTCTACTAAAGCAAATAAAAAAGCGACAACGCACAATTCAGTTATAGCTGGTGAAAGTGATGAGGGTGATCAGTTAATAACTGTGACTGACAGTTGTGACAGTGTTCATGACGGTGTTGATGATAATGTTCATACATCTGTACAATTTAATACACGAGCACCGGATGCTGAACAAAATGGCACTAATCCGGAACATGGTGCAGATCCAGATGAAGAAGCACCGCCAAATCAAGAAATCAAAGAAATGTTAGTTAATTGTCAAAAACTGGTAATTGAAGCCCGGCAACTGGCAAAACGGATTCATATGATTACATCAGTACTACCAAAACTATATCGTAAGGATATGAAACGATATAGACTAAGAACTAAACGAGCAGCGGGTGCGCCTGCTGGTGTGATTATTCCAAAACCAGTTCCAAAAGCTTTCCGCGAATTCTTTGAAATTGATGAATCTGTGCTGCTGTCACGGCCTCAAGTGTTTCAAAAGATTAGTGAATATGTGAATCTTCATCAATTACGTGTAAAAGAAAACCGGAAATCATACATTGTACCAGATGAACGAATTAAACGCATGTTTAGTCTTGAAGGTACGGATGTAACCCGTATTGGTTTCACTGATTTACAAAAGTTGATGGCTGAAGTTTATAACAAAGAAAAAGTAGCCTTAGAGGCGTCACAGACACAGACTAATTCTGTGCCTGAACCAGTGCCTGAACCAGTGCCTGAACCAGTGCCTGAACCAGTGCCAGAACCAGTAATGACGAATGAGGTTCCAGAACTACCCACTGGATCAACAGAGTCAAAAGCAGATACAATCACCAGTACTCCCACGAAGGTCACGACTAAAGGGGCGAAATCAGGAACTAAAACTAACATGACTAACTCAAAGGCGGCTAATGCATAAAAATTAGCCCAATAGGCTTAAAACATGGCATTTTTACCCATTTTTGGATAAAAACACGTCTAGTAAGGAATAAAAAAAAATTGATATTAGAGCATCTTGAAGGTAAACCCTATATAAAAGCATCTCAAGACATCTAAATATAGTATGCCACCAAAAGGACGCACGACCAAACCAACCGAACCAGTTAGCGAATCTGAATCTTCCGACTCTGAACCAGAAGTTGCCACCAAAACGACCAAATCAAGCCCAGCTGAAACCCCAGCCAAGCCCCGTGGAACTCGCAAACCTCATGAATTCAATCTTGATTGTCTCAAACTTGATGATGACTACAAAGTTCCAGAAGATAAGAAATCAGATCCGGAATGGGTTGCTACCCGTCTCCACAACATGATGGAACAACGTGATGAAGTTAGCAAACTCATGACCCATTGCATGCAAGTCGTTAAGTCTCTAACGTCTCATTGTGATCGCTATGCCAAACTTGCGGGTTCCAAGCAACGCAAACCCCGCGATCCATCCAAACCAGATCGTAAAAAATCCGGTGTGAACGAGGTTCGTGATGTTCCAGAAGAACTTGCCAAATTCATCACCAAACACAAGGCAGACATTTGCAAGGAACCAAAAGGCAAAGAACAATACGATGCTTTTGAAGCTTCTGGAAATCGCCTCGCACAAACGAATGTTGCCACTCTACTGTACTATGCAGCCAAGGCATCCGCAACTGTGACTGAAGTGAACGGCAAGAACGGACATCGTATGTCTGACGCTGTTTGGAAAGCTCTCCGCTTTGCCAGCATTGTCCCTAAGGGCAAAGGCAAGAAGATTGAACGCGATGATCACTTTAAGCTGACTCACTTTGTCAGCGCCGCCAGTCAATTCTACCCAAAGACTACGGAAACGACTGAAGTGACTAACACTGTTGAAGGTGATAGCTCTAACAGTTCTGGTAGCTCTGGAGAATCTGATTCTGGATCTGACTCTGGCTCTGAATCAGAAGGTGAACCAGCACCAAAGCGGACGGCCCCAGCCCCCGCCCCAGCCAAAAAGCCACGTAAAGCAGCTTAAAACTTTGGTTTGTTCTATGATTATTTGTCATGAATTATTTCATTTATGATTAATTAGTTTACGTTACATCATTTAATACATCATTAAAGGCCATACATGTTGTTGTATTTAACAAAGCATTAAAAGCCATTCATGTTGGTTCATTTAACAAAGCATTAAAGGCCACACATACAATAAAAGTTGATATTTGAACCAACTTGAATAAACATCAAAATGGGTTAATCTTATTTTGTACTGTATAGTATAGCCGTAGTGGTCTAAACTAGATATGGGTATTCGCAAACTACAAAAATACTTGTTTGAGTTGAATATAATTCGGACATATGAGAGTCTTGTGTGTTGGGCGAATGATTACCGGCGGAGAATGTCAAAAACAACTGTGTATGTGGCAATTGATGCATTTAACTACTTTTATAAGTATAAGATTAGTTGCCCGCATTTTTTGAGTGGTTTTTATCAACAAATTGTTCGTATGCTACGGATGAAAATAGTTCCAGTGTATGTATTTGATGGTGCACCGCCTGAGGAAAAGAAAGCAGAATTAAAGTTACGTCGTGAGCGGCGTGAAACTGCTGCTGACAAAATCACTGTCTTAAAATCTGAACTAGCTTCCATGACTGAACTGACCGATCTTCAACGATCTAACATTGAAGCAGAAATTAAACGACTTGAACAAAACACAATTCGTGTTACCAAAGCTGACATTAACCAAGTAAAACTACTACTTGACATGATGAATGTTCCGTATGTAGAAGCCATGGGAGAAGCGGATTATTTATGTTCAAAACTAGTCCGTGAAAATGTGGTTGATGCATGTATGTCTGATGATACTGACTTGCTTATGTCTGGATGTCATAGAGTTATTAAATACTTAAACAACATTATTGTTGAATTTGATTTGTATACAATTATTTACAAGATGGGATTGACATATGATCAATTCCGGATGTTTTGTATTATTCTTGGGTGTGGTTATCATGTGGAACATCCTACATTGAATGATTATCAAATTAGACAAGCCCATGCCGCATTAAGAGGGGATATCACGCGCTTGTATTCATTTTTAAAATCATCATCATTAAAGTTTGAAGATATCCCAAAATACATTGCTGTTTACGATACATTATACACGGCAGAAACATCAGTGTTAACAAAAACCACAATTGATACTGAAATTAACACGTCAACACTTTTGGAGTTTTTTGCATCACTTGATATCACTGACAATACCAAAGTAGAAAAAGAAATTACTTGTGTTAATAGTTTAATTCGTAGCGGAGCTTTTACAACTGTTTCTCATTATCCCCCAAAAGTTGCTTATGATCGTCCTTCTAAACCAATGCACAAACCATCATCACGTTCACCAAAATCACATAAATTGTTCTCATCTGCAACATCATTTGGAGAACCAAAAGCAACCAGTAATATTCATGATTGTGCAACCAATCCACATTATAGTTCATATGTGTATATGTATGCCCCACCAACAATGTTGATGGCACCCATTAGTACGCCGACTGAGTTTCATCCAAAGGTACCGACAGAACCTAAACCACACGGTTATTCTCAATCATACAGACGACGGAAATTGACTACACAAAAGTCATCAATTTCACAACATGTCCCACCATTTTCGCCAATTCATCCAGTGACTGTGAAAGATGCAATACAACCAATAGACCCTCAACCATTAAATTAAGACAATGTGAGAATTGGTTAAACAAGTTCTAATACTGTCATTCGATTAGTGGAAAGAAACAATGAATAATCATCAGCATGATCGATATACCAACGTTGTAAAACGGGGTATACTGATTGAATAAATTGATTTATTGGATGATCATTAATGTGTAACCAGACATTGGCATAATAATTGACTAACTTTGAAACTGAATCAGTAAAAATATATGAATGAAAAATGAGATCAAATAATAAAAGCGTTTTGAGAATGATGTATGAGAAAACAGAAACAGATTGATTTAAAAACCTTTTAGGGTCTTTAAGTTTACTAATAAAGTCATGTAAAGAATCATATTTTAAATACCGTAACAGTTTACATGTTTGAACAATAGAAAAACACAATTCATAATACAATAATTGATTAAATGCCGTTTTGATTGTTAGATGATCTTTTAATTTATACTTGCGGTATATTTTCAATGTATTATACAATGTATGTAATAAAACCGCTCTTACTTCAGTTATGGCTTCATTGGGATAATCTGGCGTTAAATTCCATTGAAACAATGAATAAATTTGTTTACCTAATTGATTAGAATGGTCTTCTAAATCAAAACCATAATAATGAATTAACTCATGCATTAACACTTTTCGCCATTCTTCAATTCTCCATAATTGAATCCATTCACCAGGTAAATTACTGCCACTATTCATGTCATTTGATGTAAACACAGAATATGTATGTGGAAATGTCTTCAAATTATTCAAGTAGTAAAATGAAATTTTGAGAAACTTTGATGAATTAACACTAAACACATTCTGAAACCACATCACAATTTCCAAAATGTCGCTAATAACTGCATAATATTCCTTTGTTTTTTCTTCACAAAACAAATTGATTTGAATATTGTCAGATGTGTATTGATATAACATAGTTACATTCTGTTCTATTTGCATATGATTTTCAATTGAAATAAAAATGTTATGATAATAGTCAATAAATGGAGCCAAATGATTCCACATTGACCCCAATAAATCAACTGTTTGTGAAATATCAATTAATGCCAATACATCACGTGCATGTTGATTGTAAAGCCCTATAAATTCTGGTATTTTTTCATGTTTTATTGTATGTACAAAGTCATGATGTACTGATGAAAACAATGATGGATTAATTTTGTACATCTTAACAAGTAGTAAGAAAATTAATGGTTGTTTCAAATAATAAGCGTTTTTAGTACGTGTAATTTTTGTGACAGATCCTTTTTTTGAGGCGGTATCTTTTATGGGTAATACTCTTTTGAATCGTTTAAAGAATTTTTCTAAATGGTCATACACAGATGAATCAATTGATGACAATTCGGACAACTTTGTTTTTTGTGTAAGCACCCATAATGGTTTAATTATTTCAGAATGGTTAAACAATTTTAATAGATTTATTGATTTAGGTTGGGCCATATATTACTATACATGAAAGTTTCTACACATGAAAGTTTCAACAAATGAAAGTTTAAACGTAGGAAATGTAAATATATTTATAGACAGAGTTATATATGAGCTTTACCAACATTGACAAAACAATTATTAACACGCCCATGAAGCATCAAATTTTTATTAAACTTTGTCAACAAATGACCGGGGCCGGAATTAAACAATTAGGTCAACATTCAAAACAATTGCCCACTTTAGACAATTCCGCCATTTTTGAACTTGTTGATAAAACAACAAACACAATTAATGATTTCGTATTGAGCAAATTGGACAACAATGTGAAACAACATTTAACTCCCGAAATGAAATTGTTATTAGTTGACACATTGCGTGCACAATTAACTAAATACGTTGAGCCTCATTTTAAACCTAATGACGAAGCAGAATCAGACGTTGAATCAGAAGCAGAACCAGAACCGGAACCAGAACCGGAACCAGAACCGGAACCAGAACCGGAACCAGAACCGGAACCGGAACCACCTAAAAAACAACTAAAATCTGTTTTGAAAAAAGCACCACTACAAAAAAAAGTTAGTTTTGTTACAACTGAAAAGACGGATGAATTACACACAGAATCAGAAAAATCAGAAGAATCCGAAGTATCGGACAAGTCACAAGAACCGCTTGTTCCACCAGTTACAGCAAAAGCAGCTAAATTAACCATGAAATATTCAACAAAAGCAATTAAAGCTGGAAAAATTAAATTCGCCCAAGAAGATATCCCAGAAGAAGAAAAACGTGGCAAAAAACAAGTAACTAAACCAGTAACAAATGAAGTGGCGAAACCAGCAACAAAAACGGCAACTAAACCAGTAACCAAAGCAGCAGCTAACTCAGCAGCCAAAGCGGCAAATAAGACACCTACCAAAGCGGCAAACAAAACAGCTACCAAAGCGGTAAACAAAACAGCTACCAAAGCAGCAACTAAACCAACAAAACAAAAGAAACTAATAAATGATGAAGAAGACAAAGACAATCCGGATGTTATGGAAGAATTCAAAGAATTAGATAAAGAACGGCGGATTCAGAGACAAAAATTAGAAAAGGAAAAGAAACCGATTTTTGAGATGACAAACACACCATACAAGATTATCATTAAAGATGATAAATTGCCCAAGACTAAAAAGATTAAAAATGCAGATGATTTGAAACTAAAAGTGAAAATTGACAAAGACAAAGAACGATTTTTAAAGAATGTTGAAGAACGAGAAAAAGAAAGAAAGGCAAAAGAAGAAGAGTTAAAACGATTATACAATGAAGAAAATAAAACAGAACATGAACGAAAGTTTAGAGAACGTAATGAAGAAATCTTTAAGATCAATTATGAAGAGGATACATATGAGGATTTGAAACAAGACCGTCAAGATCATTATTTGAAACAACAACGAGAACTAGAAAAAGATAGGATGCGACATGCCAAGTTATTAAATTCATTGTTTAATTCAGGATTAGTGAGTAAAGATGATGTAAAAAGTGTATAACTTTTCCGGTTGACTTAAACCAATATTTTGGTTTAATTTATTATAAACCTGATGCCCAAAACTTTAGAAACAACTAAAAAGAACAGTAGAACAACTAAAACAAAAGCCGTTACAAGTACACCGGTGGTGCTAACGGCTCCAACGACCTCAACAACACAAGTACCATCATCACCAACAAATACGGCTATAAGTGATGTAATTTTGGGAATTGACATTGGAACAAGTTCATGTATTGCTACTATTTGGCGCAATCATAAAATAGAAGTAATTGATGATGGTTATGGGAATTTAACAATTCCCTCAGTGGTAGCATTTAATGCAGAAGGCCGGGTGAGTGGGCGGGATGCATTGAAACAACGATGCCGTAACCCTAAAAACACGGTCTATGATGTTAAACGTATCATTGGGCGAAAATTCAATGATCCTGTGGTGCAAGAAGAGTTAAAACATTTGACCTATGAAATAATAAACAAAAATGATAAAATGTTGATTCAAACAAGCTACCATAAAAAGTTTTACAAACCTGAAGAAATTTTAAGTTTCTTACTACAAAAAGTTAAACATTATGCGGTTGAATACTTTAAACGTCGGGGTATTGAAGGCGAACCAACTCGGGCGGTCATTACTGTCCCCGCATATTTTAATGAAGATCAAAAAAAAGCAACACGAGATGCATGTATAATTGCAGGTATTGAACCACTCCGATTAATTCCGGAACCAACATCAGCAAGTATTGCATATGGTTTAACAAAAACAAAAAATGAAATTAACGTGATTGTATTTGATTTAGGGGCCGGAACATTGGATGTATCATTGTTGAATATCTATCAAGGAACTTATAGGGTATTGGCAACATGTGGTAATAATTATTTGGGTGGTGAAGACTTTGACCGATTATTGATGAATTTTGTATTAGACAAGTTTCATGAACAAAACCCGACGATAAACAAAGAGACAGATAGCAAACATTACAAACACAATATGATGCTGTTAAAAGACGAATGTGAAAAGGCAAAAATTACATTATCCAAAGAATACAAAACCATTTTGTTTATTGAAAACTTTTGGACCAAAAAGAAAGTTAACAAACGGACCAATGAGACAATTAATCTGACGTTAGATCTTAAAGTGGAAATAACACAAGATGATTTTAATGAGGTATGTGATGAATTATGGGACAAATGTATAAACCCGATTGAACAAGTTTTGAGCGATGCCCGGATGACCACCAACGAAATTGACGAAGTCTTGTTGGTTGGTGGATCATCCAGAATGCCCAAAATTAAACAAATCTTTCAAAACATTTTTAACTTGAGTCCATCACATCATTTAGACCCCGAATTAGTTGTGTCTATGGGTGCCAGTATTTTAGGTTATACATTAACTCATCCAGATGATCCTTTTAGTCAAGATTTAGTTTTAATGGATGTGTTGCCGTTAACGTTAGGAATTGAAGACGCTAAAGGTATCATGATTCCAATTGTCAAGCGAAATACACCCATTCCATGTAGTCAAACAAAAAAGTTTACAACAGATGATGCAATGAAAGCCACACAAACCACACAAACCACACAAACAGACCAACTAGAGCAAACAAATCAACCTAAATTGGAAGATCAAATAACAATTAAAGTGTTTGAAGGGGAAAGAAGGCAAACAGAACACAATTATGAAATTGGTTCATTTATTTTATCAAACTTTAGACATTTAAAGTTGAATGACCGGGAAGAAATGAACACTAAACCGATCATTAATGTAACAATGAAAATAGATGTAGATGGATTAATTAGTGTTGTGGCAGATGAGAAATTTAGTCATTCAAATAACTCTGTTGTCATTAAATCATTAAATAACCGTTTAAGTAAAGAAGAAATTGAGCAACTTGTGTTAGAATCCCGCAATTATGCCCAAGAGGATTACCAAAAAGAAGAGCGATTAAACATGTGTAATGAATTAGAGTCATTAACAGATTTGGTTTATTATAATGTGTTCAAAAATGTGGAATCAACATATGATGATGACGAAAAAACCCAAGTTAACAAATACATTGATACCATTAAAACATTAGTATTTGAATTAAAGAACCCGGACAATTGCATGAGTAATAAAGAGCTACATAAGCGTGTTAAAATGTGGAAAAAACGACTAAGTGGGTATGTTTTAACATTTGATACTGCTATGATGCAAACTGCAAATGAATATAAGAAAACCCAATTTGATGATATTGAATTGGATGAAGAAGGTAATGTGGTTGATTCAGAAAAAGAACAAATTCAACATGACGGGTTGGCATATTTAGACGGTGATGTAAAAAATGTTAAACGAAACAAAGATGATCCAACTCGCGAACGAAACATGTTAGATGATTTCATAACCAAAATACAACAGTCATTAAATGAATCAACATTGGATGTGGGTGAATACAGTGTTGATGTTCAAAACTTTGTGAATAACTGCATTATTTGGATGAATGTTAATGAACATTTAACATCATTAGATTATTTAGCAAAGCTAAAAGAGTTTCAAATTTTAGTGGCCAGATGCATACGCCGGCATGCAAACAAAAAAGAGGGAATTAAAGATGAAGAACAGGTGGCCGAAGAAGTAGAAAAAGAACGAGAAATAAAAGATTACAAAGGTGAATTAATGGAGTTTTGTAAAGAGGTAATGACAAATATACAAAATGATTTGTATACATTAACTCCCAAATATAAAATGATTCTGGCTGATTACATACAATCAACTGAAAATTGGGCGAATGTGGATTGTAGAGGGGTACGAAAAAACGCAAACTTGTTTGTTAAGAGAAAAACACAAATTGAAAAACTAACTGATGATTTAATTATGAAGTCCATTATTATTTTAGGAACTGATACCAAAACAATGGATGGAAAAGAAACTAACGAAACTAGTGGCATTTTAGCACTTGATTAATGTCAATGTTGGGTTTTATTTATGTGTTAATTGTATATGAGTAACACATATAGAACATTCAAGGTTTATTGCCATAGTCATCAGTTTTGTTTTATCAATAAGACGGCAAGTGAAACCGCCATAATTACAGCAAAACGAATATTTGGAAGACTTGCATATAATGAAGAAATTAAAGAACTAACAATAAAAGTAATAGAGACCACATGTCATATGCCGCGGATAGAGTATAATTATACAGCAATGAAAAAACCATTTCTTGTTGTAATGAACGCCTAAAAATTGAACTAGTTTTGCTTTAAATTAAAAGTATATGGCAATTATATCAATCATGGGTAATTGTAATTGTGTAACGCATAAAGCACCGCCAACATTGGAACAGCTTGTAAAAAGTACATCAATGCTGACAATGCGGCCAGCAAAAGACACATTGGGTATTGTTGGTATGATTTACACTGAAAATCCACGGGAAAGCTACTATAGACGATATGAAACGGTTTGCAACTCATATCCGGGGTATTACGTCACACCAATTGCACCAAATGATATTGAATGGGTAATGTCATACCCAGATGCTTTTAGGCTATCACGGGCGTTGTATGATAATGCTGTTGGGCGGGGTGTACGTATGGCCTCTAATTACCCCGGAAATGGTAAACCACCACGGGCAGATTCTGATTGTATAGTATACATGTTTGAACTTACACCAAAGTCTACCTAAGTAAGCTTTGGTCTAAATTTCATATTACATCAAAGTTTACCTAAGTAAGCTTTGGTCTAAATTTCATATTACACCAAAGTTTACTTAAGTAAGCTTTGGTCTAAATTTCATGTTACACCAAAGTTTACCTAATTATGGTTGTATTTGGTACAAATGCATTAACGATTGTTGATGTTATAATTACAACAATTGTTGATGCATTTGTACCAAATACAACCACAATAGCGGCGATTATTGATGTCATAATTACATCAATTGTTAATACATTTGTACCAAATACAACCACAATGGCGGCGATTATTGACGTCATAATTAGATAATTAATGCCATGTTAATTGGATCATCTGGGCATAAAACTCATAAATTAATGCATACGTTCAAAATTGTAAAAAAAAGAATTGTGTATAATTTAGTATGAATGAAAACATCAAATAGAACAGAAAGTTAAGAGAAAGTATAGAATTGAAAAATAGAGTGGATATTAATCCGGTAAAAATACAAAACAACTTTAGGAGTTAAAAAAATTAAATTCTCAAATTCGTATCCGTTTAAAGACACACAATTAATTGTTATTATATACTATATAATCGCATGTCCCAAGTTGTTCAAGAACCAGTTGTTGAAAATGTTGAAGAAGGTGATGAAATCGGCCCATCTGGGGAACGTTCATTTAAAGTTCGTCTCGGTGGTGCAGAAGCCCGCGGCCGCTACATGGGCAAAGCCCCATACCAAGCTGCTTCCAAGGCTGTCACCAAGTACTTCCATTCTCGGCCAAATGAAACCGGTCCAATTGAACTTGTTCTAATTGAAACGACTCGTCGCCCAAATGCCAAGCGCCGCAATCGTGAACACGTGTACACTGCCACTCGTAAAGCTCTGGAAACTCCAGTGACTTACACGGTGCGTGATGGTGACAACGAAAAGACCATTACCAAGCGCTTTGAAAACGTGCTTACTAAGGTGAAACGTGAAAACGTGGTTGCTCCAGAAGGACAACCAGCACGCAAAGCAGCCACCCGCAAGGCACCAGCTCGTAAGGCCGCCACTCGTAAGACTGCAGCCAAGACCACTCGTAAGACCGCAGCCAAGACCACTCGTAAAGCTGCCCCAGCACGCAAGGCTCCCGCCCGCAAAGCAGCCCCAGCACGTAAGGCTCCAGCCCGCAAGGCCGCCCCAGCACGTAAAGCAGCACCAGCACGTAAAGCTGCTCCAGCACGTAAGGCTCCAGCCCGTAAAGCTGCCCCAGCTGCTGATGTAGAAGCTGTGCCAGCTGCTCCAGTCGTGGAAGCTGCACCTGCTCCAGTGGAAGTTGCCCCAGTTGAAGCTGCGCCTGCTCCAGTTGTGGAAGCGGCCCCAGTGGTTCCAACTCCAGCTGAAACCAAACAAGTCCGCAAAGGAGGCAAGAAAGGACAAAGTGCCTAAATGATTTAGTTTTATTCAATTGAATAACACTTAAAAAATTGATGTTTTATCATCAACATGATAAAACAATAATAGATGTATCTCATACAATAAACACAATGGTAACACTCACTGTGAAATCAAAACATTTTGATAACGGCGAATCAAGTACCAACGAACCAACCATTACTGTTCGCTTTGACGCACTTGGTGGGAACGGTGAATGTTTTCAAATTAAAGTTGGCTCTCTAAATAGCGATTCACTTGAATTCTTTGACAATATGAAAGCACGTAAATCCGCACAATATCGACTTGAAGCACTTGATAATACTATTCGACCATATGGTGAGTATGTGTTTGAATATACCAACAACACCGACGAAGGCACCGAAGATTTTACCGTTCGACTAGAAGTTGGAAACCCTACAATTAAACATAAGGTGATTACAGTATTTTCATTCAATACTCCAATGACTGAACAACTCCATGCTGAACTTCAAAAGATGCGCCCAATCATTTCAAGCGATGCAACTAATGCAGTTGAAGAAGGCAATGAAGAATAAATTAATTGATGTATACACAAACATGGAATACATTAACACACTTGACATCTGGACACTCATCCAGACACAACACGCCCCATGCTCGAGTCAATCACACGCTCCATGACAGCAACATGCTCCCGTAGCACACCCATGCATGTCTCAGCACACTTCTTGTTTGTCTCGTTACGCAGCAAAGTCCGCAGCCGCTGGTACAGTCCAAACGTCTCGCACATGTCTGCAGGAAGTGCCACACACAGATGCGTCAACTCTAGCCCTGTCCGCTTCTCAAACTGCACACGGATGAGTGGCCAGAGACTGTAGCGCAGTTCCTCCGGCAGTACTGACGCAATGCGGGCGATCAGTTCGCCATTCACTTGGGGCTTCTTGTCACAGTCTCGGACGATCAGTGGCAGAAGTTCAATGCGCTGTTCCATTGTGATAGCACTGAACAAGTCAGCAAGTGCCACGTCGTCACCATCGCCAAACGGCAACTTTAGTGACCGAGGACGCTTCGCCGGTTCTGCATCTGCTTCTACACGAATGCTTCGGCGCTTTGCAGGAGGAGGGACTGACGCTGCGACAACTGTACGGTCACGCTGTTCAATCAGGTACTCGTACATGAACTGAGCAGGGACCTTCCTCCACTCGGTGACATTCAGACGCTTGAGCAAACGGACGACCGTTGCACCATACCGTGGATGGATCGGCTCCTCACCAATTGGATACTGTACCGCATCATGCAGGTGCGTACGCAACTTGGAACGCCAATGGCGGTGTGAATAGTAGTAGTCGTACTCGTCTTCAGTGTCATACGGGCAGTAATGATCGTGAAACCGATCCCTCTTGATGGAAGAAAACCAGTTGATGAGAAACGTGACCATGCGGCCGTCACCCGTCGTTCGCATGTAGTCGTCCATCATGATCATAAACGTGTCAGTCATGCACGTCTTGCGCAGGGTGTCGGTTGGGACGTGGGTGTACCACAAAGCCCCATCATGCTTTGGCGGTGTGAGACGTTTTTTGAGCATCTTGTACGCCTTAAAGTCAGCAATGACCTGCATCATTCGCGACACCCAGTAAATGTGTTTCTCGATGAACCACCGGGTGGACGCAATTTCCAAGATGATGTCCATGCAGACTACAGCCAAGCTTGGCCGTTGGTTAGCTAGCAGAAACTCCATGAACTGAAGGAGAAACTGGATGTCGGTGGTTTCCGCCAGAAGTCCATTCACAGACGTTTCACGCGGCTGGATGTATTCGATTAGTTTGTTCTTGGTAATTCGGCAGACGTTCATGACACGGTGGCTACTGTCCAGAATCTTGTGAAAGTTCTCATCAGTTCGAACACCCATACGAGTTGCCTCATAATAGGCCTCGTTGAGAGCAGTCAGGGCAGTCATGTACTCCACTGCATCGGTGTAGTCCTTCTCAGTCACTGGGATCTCCATGGCGTCAAAGTCAGCCTTGTCGACTAGCGAACAACGCGCGTACTTGAGGATTTCCACAGGAATGAAGTGTTCCACTCCATCAAAAACAACGGTCACAGTAGAGGCCATTTGTTAACAAAATAACTATTGTAGGCTTTACAAGGAAAACGATTATCAATTTTTATGGTTTGTGATAAAGGAACAAACTATAAAAATGCCTTCTTTTTATGGTTTGTTTTTTTATCACAAACCATAAAAATGTCTTCTTTTTATGGTCACTTTTTTAGTTAAACAGATGAAGAAAACACAAGTTATAGCATAAATGAGCACTTCAAACCCTTCTACACCGGTTTCAGATCGGGATTTTACTAATGTTACTTTTTTCCGTTCTGTTTATCGTCCAAATGCTTGTTGTGTATACGACTTACCACCAATTTACCCATGCGAAGTGTATGGTATTGATGAAAATGGGTTTCGGACATCTCACTGGGCAAACTGGTATGAGTTATCCATACGTCATGATAATGCGTCGTGTAAAGCATGTTGGTTGATTGCAGAAATTCAAAAAATGATTTAATTAATTCAATAATACCCGTTTAATACAGTCTAGTTACATACAAATAAATGTTGAAATTAGAACATTTAGAATCAAAGACCATATCATAGTATATCATGCAATTTGAAGTACAATACATTGACAACGGGCCAGATTCTAATGGGGACCTATATTTGCACTTTCGGACCACATCGGCAGATGCAAAATGCCACTTCAAAATTAATTGTTCTTTTCAGTTATTCGAAGAAAAGGACAAACTGACTACATTTGTAGCTAATGTTAAAGCAAATCATACTGATGAACTGTTGTTTTCATGGTGTCATCGTGATGGCGAATTGTATGAATACACACTAAAATTTGATGTTGAAAATCAACAACTTTCATTTAATTCTAAATCAGAAGAATGTGGAGATGAACATGGTTTGTTTAACTGTGTGATGAAGTTGACACCGGAAATCACCGCTGAGCTATGCAAGTTTGAAATGTTCTTTAAAGAATACAACAAAGCTAACGAAGCTGACGAAGGTGACGAAGGTGACGAAGACAACGAAGCTGACGAAGGTGACGAAGCTGACGAAGCTAATGAAAGCTAAACAAGTCATTCTCGTTTAATACAATTTAGTGCATTAAACAAACCATACTCGTTTAATACAATTTAGTATATGAATAAAAATTGATATTAGAACATTTAAAATGAATGGGTATATACTGTTATATCAAAACATGACTTTGGTTTTAACTAAAAAAAATAATGTATGCGTTGCAACAGTGACCAACGCAGATGGCACCGGTGCCATGTGTTCATTTCCACTATTGTTGCTTGACAATACTGTTCGTCGGTTTGATACATTTATTCAACATGTTGAAGCGGGCACAGATGCGGAATATGGTTATTTGGATGATGAGTATGAGCTTGAAACGCATATTGTATTCACATGTGGAAATCTAACATTTGCATTTACACATGATGCTAGGAATAGAACCGATACCGAACCATACACATCAAATTTCACTGTACGTCTAAATGAACAAGTATTGACTGAATTAAAGAAACTACGTGGTATGTTTAGTACGTGTAGTGACGAAGATGACGAAGATGGTGAAGGTGAAGACGAAGGCGAACATGAAGACAATGAAGATGCATAAGTTAGATACTGATAAAATAAGCAGATGATTGCTTTTTTTGTATAAATTAATAAACACAATATTGATTGTTATATTGTGGGCTTCTGATAGTATAAAGTGTGTAAAAATAATAATAAATAATTGGTAAAAGGAAATAAATATATAGTTTTGAATTATTAGGATGAAAAAAAAGTATAAGAAAAATTATTTTCTGTGTCAATAGTATATACTATCAATATGTTCGGTCTCCCATACTCTCAAGATGTTTTAGTTGCTGCCACCGCCACTGGTCTCCTCCACTACGGCAATTCCCCAGCACCACCCCGCGTTGTTTCCAAGTTCTTCGAATCCAACGAATCCCTCAAATGGCTCATGGTGTTCCTCCTTGTCTGGCAAGGGAACGGCCGCCAAGATGTGCAACTAACCCTCGTGGTGGTTGCCGTCCTCTATGTCGCCAAGATGGTGCTCGACCGCCTCGTTCCTGAATAAATTTCAGGAAACTTGCGTGTTCCAGAATAAAATTCAGGAAACTTACGTATTCCAGAATAAATTTCTAGAACCAGTGCCAGTTAGAGACATTACCAAATAAATGGTTAATGTTTCATGAAAATTAGTCATTTTAATGACCAATTTATTATTTTCTGCATTACCGCCAATAATACAACATTATTTGATTCAATGCATGACACTTATTGATTAAATGATTTCATGCATTATGGCCAATAATACAACATTATTTGTTTCAATGCATGACACTTATTGATTAAATGATTTCATGCATTATGGCCAATAATACAACATTATTTGATGCCATAAGGGCTACTACGTATGCCATGTATGATGTTTGTAAATATGCTATAAAAATGAAATTAAGTTGGTAATTATCAATTAAGTTAGTATATCAAGAACAAATGACCACATTAGAACATGGATACATATACATTCGTTGCCATCCTTCATATGATGCATTAAATGTGTGTAAACTTGGTAAAACAAATAACATACCAGACCGCGACGCATTATATGCAACATGTGAACCAATAAGAGGACATTTTGTGTCAGTTTTTCAGATTAAACATGCACAAATGAATATTGTTGAAAGATTATTGCAACATGCATTTAAAAAGTACCATTATTATAACGGCGGAGGTGTTGAGTTTTACAACAAAAAAATAATACACAAAATAGAACATTATTTGACACAATTTGAAATACCATATGTAAAACTAACCCCAGAACAAGTACATGCACTAACACGCACACAACGCATACGCCGGGCATTTTGTAAAGTTGACGTTTATGATCTCATTCAAACATTACATAAACTAAATAAACACAAACAACCACTATTCAAACCAAGACAAGACCAATTAGAAATCATTGACAAATCTACAAAATACTTTGAAGATCATCAAAAAGGACTACTTGTGTTAATGTGTGGCGTTGGTAAAACTTTAATTTCATTATGGATTGCAAAACAAATGAAAGTTAACCGGTTGTTAATTGGTGTTCCCAATACGTTGTTATTAGACCAATGGACTAAAAATGTTAACTGTATTTTTAATGGTATACCTTATTTAATTGTGTATGGCTCCACATCAATTGAACACATTAAAAAGTTTATTCGTGCAAATAACAAAGAATGTGTAATAATTACATCTTATGCATCATCATATAAAGTAAATGCCGCCGTTCATCAATTGCATTTTACTTTTGATATGATGATATTAGATGAAGTGCACCATTTAACATCATTTACGAATGTGGATGATGATAACCATTTAACATCATTTACGAATGTGGATGATGATAACCATTTAACATCATTTACGAATGTGGATGATGATAACCATTTAACATCATTTACGAATGCAGATGATGATAACCATTTAACATCATTTACGAATACAGATGATGATAATTTAGACCATCATGAAAATGTAATTAATGTTCGTAAAAACACTATTATTTTAAATGTACCAACACATATTCAACTAGCATTGACAGCGACATTAAAGATTATAGAGAATAAAAATAACCAGCGTGACGATGAAATATGTATTTCAAATGACAATGTAGAATATTTTGGGGAAATAATAGATAAACGGTCATTACTATGGGCAATAACACAGAAAGTGGTATGTGATTATGTTGTGCAAACTATTGTTGTTGATGATAACAATATTTTAGTAGATGAGTTTAACATTAATGATGAAAATGATAAACGACTATTTTTGGCGGCGTTTGTTGCATTGAAAAGTATTGCTGAGAAGCATTCCCATCATTTACTAATTTATACCAACTCACAAGCAAACGCCATTAAAGTAATAAATTACCTGGATACTTTGATAAAACATAAATATTTCATGATGGATGATTTTTATTGTTCTGAATATCATAGCCAATTAAGGATATTTGAAAGAGAACACATTTTGAAAACGTTTAACAAGTCACGTAGCGGCATAATGTCATGTGTTTATTGTTTGGGTGAAGGATGGGATTTGCCATTGTTAGATGGTGTAGTTTTTGCAGAAAATATGACATCAACAATACGCATTGTACAATCAGCATTGAGAGCATGCCGTAAAAACAAACATGAACCAGATAAAATTACCAAAATTATACTACCTGTTTTAAACACGGCAGACTGGTTGAATACAGATGGATTAATGAATAATGTAGATTTGCTAAAGATTAAACAAGTTATTTACCAACTAGGATTGGAAGATGAAACAATAAACCAAAAAATAAAAGCATATTCAATTATGATGACAAAGCACATAGCTATTTTACCCAATGAGTATACATTGAATGAAATAAATGAAGAATTGACTAACATAATCAAGTTAAAAACATTAGACCGATTGTCATTGGGCATCACATATGATAAAGCCAAACGCATTTTAGCACCATTACAAATTAAAAGCAAGAATGATTATTTAAAAGCATGTGATAGAGATGTGCGATTGCCAAAAGATCCAGAAAGTGTATTTACACAGTTTACAAACTGGGTCGATTATTTAAGTATTCCACGGATTTTTTATGAATTGGATGTGTGTAAAAAGAAAATAGTTAAACATTTACCACCACCAGAATTAATGATTGGTTTTGAATATAGTCAAATAGTCAAGTCACTTCATGATATTAACCCTAAATTTCCACCGTTTGATATCTGGTGTGATTATTATGAAATTAATGATATTGGGGAAATGTTTAAACAGCAACAAACAACAAAAGTAACTTTTTGAATATCCGTTTAATTTATACCTTATAGTATAAAAATTGATATTGTAACTTAATGATATTAATTGGTGATATCATTATAACATGAGTGAACGCAAGTCACGAAAATCAACGAAAACAACTAAAACTAACCCCGTTGAAGAACTAGACAATGAAGTAACTAATGAAATAACTGATGTAGTTGATAAACCAAAGTTAACTGGTAAAGTTCGTGAACTTCATAGTGTCTTTAAAAGTTGTCTGGATATCTTGCGAAATGATGCCAGCCATTTAATTGGTGATGAAGCGTTAAATGAACTGTCCCATTTTTTAATTCTTAAACTCGCAGAACCACATATTTTAGACGGTTCCATTGATATTTTTAACCTGGATTATTATCCAAATGGAGTCAATGTATATGGGGAAAAGCAATTTACAGAATACCTTGAATACATCAAATTTAGTAAATTCTTGGAATATGTAAAAAATCCAGAAAAAGAAGTAAACATTAAAAATGTATTTGACAATTTTATGTGGCATGAAGTTTTATCATGTCATCCAAAATTCAAAGATGTCTTTGAAGATGGCAAAAAATCGTTTATCAAAAGTTCAACCACAATTAAAAAAATGATTATTACATTAGGGGACATTGACTTTACCAAATATGACCATGACATTTTGGGTGAAGCGTATGAAAGTATTTTTGTTGATGCCGTTTTTGGCGCAGGTGGAAACAAAAAGAGTGAGCTTGGCCAATTTTTTACACCACCTAAAGTAAAAAACCTACTTGTGGAGTTAGTTAATCCATCAATTAAAGCCAACGGAGATATTGAAAGTGTTTTTGATCCGGCGTGTGGTACTGGTGGTATTCTTAATACTGTAATCAAACACTATAAAGATTTAGCTAAAAAAGGCAAAATTAGTCGTAAAAAACTACAAACTCAACTAATACAAAACATTTATGGGATTGAAATTAAAGAAAAAATTTTTAACTTATGTATGTCAAACATGCTAGTTAATACCGGTGAAATTTTACCGCATGTAATTTGCGCAGACAGTATCCGGAAATATCACAAAATCAAAGTAGACAACATTATTGCCAATCCACCATTTTCAGTTGCCATTGATTATTCTACATTGCTTTCAAGCATTGGTAATATGGATTTACTAAATGATTACGTACCAATTAAAGTTGGTGGCAAGAACTCTGAACTATTGTTTTTGCAAATGATGATACATTGTCTGAACATCGGAGGTAAATGTGCAACTGTTATGTTAGATGGACAGAAAATGAATGGTTCTAGTTCTGGAAATGACAAAGTACGGGAGTATTTAGTGAAAAGCTGTGACTTGCACAAAGTCATTTTATGTCCATCCGGAACATTTACATCAACTGCATCTAAAACATGTATTCTCTTTTTTACTAAGAAAAAAGAACGAAAAGATGTTTTAGAAATTAATGCAAAACGGGGATTAAAGTTCAAAGATGGATACTCAACACCTAAGGTTGAATTTTCAGAATTTAACAACGATGATTGTTCATTAAAGGTATTGGGTGAAGTTGGTATTAATGACATTGTCAAAAATGGGTATTCATTGAGTTATGCAGACTATGCCAGCAAAAAAGAACATTCATACTCGGGCAGTGTTGAAATGAAACCACTCGGGGAGGTGTGTATATATCCGCAAGGCAAAAAACGTACTTTAGATTTCGCTGTTTTAAATGGAAAATACAACTTTTATAATTGCTCAATTAATGAAAGCTTAAAAGCAAACGAATACGACTATGAAAATTATGGTATGATTATAAATGCAATAAATGGTTCGGGCAAATGCAATATTTACTACAGTTGCAAATATTCTATAACTTCTAACAATATCACTTTTACTTCAATAAATGAAAATGCTTACAGCAACAAATATATATATTATTATCTTAAACTTAACATTCATGTTTTAGAGGCAAAATTTGTTGGATCAAATCAGAAAAAAATTACAAAACAAGAATTATCCAACATTAATCTTCCAATACCCCCCATGAAACAACAAACAGCCATTGTTGAACTATTAGACACCTTAACAAAAAATGGTTTAGATTTGGTAGCATTTACAAAGTATTATGAAGGTCATAACATTTTTAACATTTTACTAAAGAACAACTTTACAGCCTTTAACAAACTAGTTTCCGCATATGAAATTGATTTAAAGTTAAATGAAATGATTGAACTGCAAAAGACACGGCAACAACAAGAGTTGTATTATGTCTCAGAAACAACAAAGAATGTTAAAACATTAGGGGAAGTGTGTAATTTTTGGATCGGTGGAACTCCGTCAAGAAATGTTAAGGCATATTATGAAAATGGAACAAATCTATGGGTTTCAGTAAGAGAATTAAATGGAGGATATATTTATGACAGTACTGAAAAAATTACAGATGACGCTGTTCAAAATAGTAGTGTCAAACTATGTCCAGTTAATACTGTTTTATTTTCATTTAAACTTAGTATCGGTAAAACTGCAATTGTAGGAAAACCATTGTATACAAATGAAGCAATAGCCGGTATTAATGCGAAAAATAGCAGTATTTTAAAAAACAAATTTATCTACCATTACTTAAGTGGTACTGATTTTAGTAAATGTGGACGGGGAGCAATTGGTGGTGGCTCACTAAATAAAAAAACACTTGCCGAAATTAATTTGCCCGTACCCACGCCAGAAATACAACAACAGATAATTACATTTTGTGAACAAATCCAATCACGAATTGACCAAATTGAAGCGGATAAATTACAAAATAAAGAATCTGTTATTTCATTTCTAACTGCATTACTTGAAAGCATTGACAATACAGATGATGAGCATAATGAAGAACTTGCAGCTGAATCTGATGTGATCCATGACGCCGATAATGAAATGATTCAAAATGAAGTTAACGAACTACCCACCGAAAATGACTACCAATCTAAAGATGACGGTGAATTACAAGAAGAATACGCCGATAAAATCAAAAAATTAGATGTTGATATTGAAACAAAAGGCAAGTTATTTTCATATCTTGAGAAACGAAAATATGACAAACTCAATAAACGAATTGCCAAATTGTCTTAAATGTCTTTTACTTTATACATTAGTTAATGTTTAAAATTATATGATACATGGGTGCCAATAATACAACATTATTTGATCCAATGCATGATGTTTGTACTCTACATGATTTAATGCATTACTGCCAATAATACAACATTATTTTAACACATTAAAACAACATACATTAGTTACGTCGGACATAGTCTTTAATTCGCTCAAAAGCTTGGGCTAACATTTCCATACGTGCCAAATATTCATTATCTCTGGCCCTTTGTTGCGGTGTAGGTGCATACCACGGCACATCACAAAAGTCATTATGATATGATAAATGCTTATATATAGCACAGTCAATAGCTATTCGAATTATGTCACGTTCATATTTCTTCCAATGTTGTTTTGCTCGTAATTTTATTAAAAATGCATCACATGCATCAAGTGAACAGGGTAACGCATACGCTTCACGTTCACACTCTGTCAATAACATTCCACCATGCCAACTATACCCCATTTCATGACCTAAACTTGAACATTCAGCCATCTTTTTACGAAAATATGTAATAAACACATCATTGTGAATCATTGCTAATTGTATCAATGATTGATTATGTGGATTGTCTTTTGTTGCTATAGTGCGAGACACGCTCAAATCAAATAATAATTCATGTATAATTTCCCCATATTGTTCACTTCTACACATTACGCCATTTTGCAACAAATACGCCGCCAAATTAACATCACTTTTAGTTAATGCAATTACCAACAAATAACCGTTGTTATATGCAATTATACGTCGTTTATTTTCATCTGTCTGATTATGAATGAATTTATACATGTCTAGTTTATTGTTTTCATACAGAGTACATGCATTATCTATTGCCGCCGTATCCATCAATAAATTATCTTCTAATATTTGTTGATTATTCATCTTGTTTGTTTATTTTTTTAGTTACAATTGATTAGTATTCAATTTTATGCATTATGGCCAATAATACAACATTATTTGAGACCATGCATGATGCCTGTACACTACATGATTTAATGCATTATGGCCAATAATACAACATTATTTGAGACCATGCATGATGCCTGTACACTACATGATTTAATGCATTATGGCCAATAATACAACATTATTTACATCTAATGTCAGTACAATTATTAATTGAAAAATCAAACATTTGTCATTACTACAAATATACAAAAAATGGTCAATACAATACCTATAGAAGATGTTTCAAAAGTTATAATCAATGACTTGGGTGAGTGCAGTATTTGTATGGAACCCACAGATAATCAATTTATACGTTTGTCATGCGGTCATTACATTCATCCATATTGTTTTAATCAACTAGTACAAACACATAATCAATGTCCTATTTGTCGGGAGTCATTAGATATTAATTCAGCAGATATTGAATTAATTGTTACTAAATATCAACATTGTTACAATAAGTATTGTACATTGATACTTTGTCTAAGTGGTTTGTGTTTACTAATGTCTGCATTAATTCTTGCATCTGGAACATTATTTTGGATTCAATTATTTCTTCCAGAACTCCAAGTTGAAACAACTATTAACAATGTCAAATTAATTCATTCATCTCAATTTTACGAACTACATTATCAATACAATCAAACACAACATGTCTATAATGTTAATTTGAAAATTGAATTATCCAACAATCCAAATCTTAACGCCATTAGACAACTTTTTTTAGTCAAATATGCAAACAATAATAACATTTATTCTGGTAGTCGTGGGGTTTGGTATCATTCACCAAATGATATCATTTTATATGTCTCATATAGGCATATCACCGCGCCTTTGTTGGGCCATATCCGAGATTTTGCCTTGGTGTGTGGATTACATGCATTGTTTTTATTGATGTTTGCAGTTTATCGCATAGACACCCCAATAAAGCCATGTGGAAAACGACATTATAAACGTTACACATTAATGTATGTTTAGCGAAAAACGAAAAAAAAGGCATTTTTATCAACTATGAAGTTATTTGAATAGTTGATAAAAATTGATTTAGTAACAATCACAATAAAATTACATTAATGTATACACATGGATACATCACATTTGGTGTGGTCAGTTGTTAACAATGGTATATGTTTAGAATTTAACGTTGTTGACACAAATACATTCAGTACATATACCGCCCATTTTTTTGAGGCAGACTTTTCTGCTTTATCGTTATGTCATACTTTTGAAGACCTTTATAAAATACTGACTTTAGAGCATTCACCAATTCAAGTTAGTTTTGAAGTTGACCCGGATGGTGATTTAATGATTAACTTGACATACAGCATAGGTAAAGACCATACCACAACATTTGGATTAGAATGCAAACCAACAGTTGATAAGACTATATCTACTTTGACTCATTATCTCAAAGCAATCACTAATGAAAACGTCAAACAAAAACAACAAATCGCACAATTAACGAATAAACTAGATGATCTCACTGATAAAGTCCGGGATTTACAAAGAACTATTGAAGAAGGAATGCAAAGTGAAATTGATGAACTACGTTATGCCATTGAAACTTGCACATCCGGTCGGTAACAAAGTCGTTTGTTTATTCAAATAATTGAAAATCCGATTTTTTATGATTATCATTAAGTAATCATAGTAAACCATGTTGCTTCAGAGTGCGATTGAACCAGTTATGTTAAATCCTACCATTCCCCGGACTATATCAATTGATGAAGTATCAAAGGCCTTAGTAAATGACCAAAATGAATGTTCTATTTGTTTGGTACACCCCGGAAATGATATGATCAAACTAAAATGCGGGCATTACATTCACCTCCCATGTTTGAATGATATCATAACCCGGTCATCAAATCATACCTGTCCAACTTGCCGGGCACAATTAGAACTAGACAGGAATGATCTTATTTCTCATGTCAATACTTGTCATGTACGAATTCCACCAAACCGAATTGCTACATGGGTGGCATGCTGTAACTTTATGTGTGCTGTTACATGTGTAGCTATGGCGTCTTATTTGTTGTTTGATCAAGATGTGCGCGAGTCGTTTGTGACTAATTTTGAGATGGTTGACACAACATTGTTTGATGTTCATTATGCAGAAACATCCACAACATATATGGTCAAGTACTCTTACAACGTCAATAACCAAACAGAGTTTGGTGGTTATGGGGCGGTATTTCAAACAACAATAGAACGGGAAAAAGCCCCTATTGTTGTTCAAAAGTACGTTAATGAAAATGACATTTTCAATGGGTCTTATGGAGTTTGGTATAAACGCCCACAGATTGCCACGTTATACCGTTCCAAATTGGCTGTTGGTATTGGAATACAAATTATTTTGTTGTCAATGTGTTTGTGTTTCGCGAGTGGTGTCTTTTGTGTCTTTGGTTACCGAACTGGCAAGCATATTAACGAGACTCGTGTGCTTTGTCACCGTTCTGGTGTGACCATTCGCCGGTACAAGCTACCCAAGTCAGGTAGCCCTTCGGGCAAGTTGCCAAAGTTGCTGGTGATTGTAGCTGCATCACATGCGGCATCACATGCGGCATCACATGCGGCATCACATACGCCATCACATGCGGCATCACATACGCCATCACATGCGGCATCACATGCGCCATCACATGCTGCATCACATGCTGTATCACATACGGCATCACATACGGCATCACATGCGCCATCACATGCGCCATCACATGCGGCATCACATGCGCCATCACATGCTGCATCACATGCGCCATCACATGCGGTCATACATGTGAGTATGTTGACTACTCCACATACTTCAACAAAATTTCCAGTTATGCAAATGCCTAGAAAACAAATTGTCCCATACATTAGACCAGGTAATTCAATGATTTAATAGAAACTAAAAAACCCACAAAGTTAAAGATAACTAACCTACTTGATTTATACATTCATCATCTCATGTCTGCAACTGACTCTATTTTACCAAATTACGTACCATCAACCAACTCATACAAAATCTCTCATAATGTAGTAACTAATGCATTCAGCAATAAACGCAAACAACACTTTACATCGGAACAATACGCCGCAATTCGCCAACGAATTCTAAATGAATGCATCAAGACAGAATTTGAAAATGTCATTGAAGCATTCACCGGAACTTGGACAATTCCATACCGAACACAATCATTTCACGTTATGTTTGGAGAACTAGAATTTGAACTGCCGGAAACTTGGCGTCAATCTGCCCGGGAAGCAACTGCCATTGACGTCATCATGGGAGAAGCTGACGCTGCACAGAATGCAGTTGCCGAAGAACAATACATTTACAAGTTTTTACATAATTATGGACGACTTGTGTTCAAACATGGTATTGATACATTACGCGTTTGTGGTGTTGATATGTTAGCCCGTCTGTTTGGTTATTCCGTGGATGGGCACACACTCAAAGTTGGTTATAAACTCCAAGAATACATGTTTCCAATTCCAGCCAACAACACTTATCAACATTGTGGGTTTAACTTTGAAATTGATGACCCAAACACAACACATACTTATCAGGCAAAAATACGTTTTACTGTTTACGATGAAACCCCAGAAGTGACTACTGCAATGTCTAACAACAGCAAACTAACTGGACTTGATGCAGTCCATAGTGAAACAACTCGTTTTTCTCGTTCATCTCCATTTTACAATGAAACATCATCAATTGATGGCACCAATGTTCGAATTAGAGTGTCTGCTAGTACTCAATCAGCCGGTATTTTCATTACCCATTCTAAAATTAACTCATTAGAACATATTGAAATCCAAGCAAATGGAAATTCACTAATTGAATTTGATAAAGAATCAATCATTAATCATTGTCAAAAATACGGATATGATACCATTTATGTACCTTTAGTTACTAAAGTTGATACAGAAAATGGCCAACGTACATACAAAACCTTTGAAGAATCATTTAATCAAAATGAAGGTGTTACCTTTAGCAGCATTGATAATCTTTCACTATCACTTATTTTTGAATCGGGAACAAACACAAGCACTAGCAATCTAACTTGGTCTGTTTTTGATATCAATGAATGGGTTAGTCAATTGACGTTGGCAACTATGCGTTATAGTAGCTAAGTTGGTTAATGTTTTTGTTAGTAATTATTAACAAAAAGATAACGTAAAAATTGAAATAAACCAGTCTTGAAGAAGCTTGAATAATAAAAGCACTAAAACAGTTGTTGATGCCTTACATCAAATACTCTAGTTTTGTGGATCATCCATCTACAATGGATAAGTTCGCCTCATTTTATGGTGCTGCCCTTTACACTGATCAACGCATTCGACCTTGGAAAGATCGGGTTTTGTATGGGATTATTCCAACCCTGCTGATCTTGAACATGTACGCTGTTGGATGGGAGATGCTGCGTCTGATCATGGTTGGCCTGAAAGCTCAAACGGCTTTTATGTTCATTATCCGGTTCTATGTGATTGCTCGGCTTGTGCTGGACTGGGTCATTTCTCCGTCTATCATGCCCGTTGTTCAAGACATGTACCGTATCAGAAATGGTCCAGACAGTGTTATCAGTAGTATGCTTCCATCAATCATCCGTACTGGAATGGACAATGTGCATTTTCAGCTTCGGATGATCAAGTATCGGTTTTTTCCTCACTACTTCCCGAATTCTTGTCGGGAAACCTGCCTAAATTTTGTTGGTGTCTTCCTCAACTGGATTTCATTGGGTGGGCTGATCACTCTGGTTGTGAACATGTTTTACCCTATCGGACCAATTTACCTGGTGCATACTTCGGTCTTTTCGTTCATGGTGATGTTTTACACTCTACGTCTGTATGTGTATGCTAATTACCAACGAGCACTGTTTGACCGGGCGAACGAGTACCGAAACAACAGTGAAGTGTCTAACATGGATCATTTCGTTCTGACGAAGCGTATTTTCTCGACGTTCCATCAGATTACCCAGATGGCGGACAATGTGCGCCGTGGTCGTGATGTAATGACGTATGATCCGGAAGGGCGTACATTCATTGCTTCACGGATGGATACTGCTTGGAATTTGGAGATGCTTCCAATTGAACAGACTTACCGGAACGCTGCCCGTCCCCTCCTTAAGCTGATGGTGCACATGTTTCCAGAGTTTGCAAACCTGTCAAATGTTGATGTCACCATTGAGATGATGGACATGTTCAACCGTCTGCAAACTCCTTCTGATGCCACTCATTTCCCAATTCCGACCATTCGTCACATGCTGTTGTGTGATATGCGGCGACTGGCTGCAGACAACACGTACATGACTGGTAACATTCGTGTTTCATTCCGTGGCCCAGGCAATCAGTTTGCTCCGGCACTGGACAACATTGCAGCACTTGTGCGGAGTGTACTGGCTGATGCACAATCATACGGAGTTCAGATCGAGAATGGACCGACTACGAACGCAAATGCAATTGCGTCAGCTTTGTCTGCAGTGTCAGCCGTGGCGGCAGGTGCAGCTGATGCTATCGCCGCAACTGCCACAAACGCCGTGACTGAAGTGGCCACTAATGCAGTTGATGCACTGACCAATGCCGCTACTACTACGGTTGCTGCATCCACTCGTGTTGTTGACGCGTCTGCCCGGGTTCTAACACGTGCTGTTGTGGATCATGTAACTCAGGCCGCTACGACGGTGGGTCAAGTTGCCGAAGAAGTTGCCGAAGCGGTTGAAGAAGTCGCGGCAGATGTGAGTGATGCAACTGACACAACTGATGAAAAGCATGATAGCAAGAAGAATGACTAACTAGGTTAAACTTTTGTTTGTTGTATTACGTATAGTTATGGATACTTTTTGTTTTATCTGTTGTGAATCAAATGATGTTATTCAGTTAAACTGCGGGCATCATTGTCATTCAACATGTGTAACAAAATACATTCTGAAATGTAATAAAAAAACATGTCCTGTTTGCTCATATGAAATAACTGAATTCACTGGTCTGTGTGGACACACACAACTAGTTAGCAACTTACATGAAAAATGTCACCAATGTGGTGACAACATAATGTATGATGTGGCAGAAATAACAAGCATTTTTAATTCAGTGTTAACACCATCTACATTTACTCGGCAAGAACTATTAGGTTATTTTTCCGAAGTAACATTGCATGAGTTTTTATCAAAATCATTTAAAAAATCATATTCAGCACTTCATTATTTAATGGATGTTGACATAATGGATTATGTGTTGGATATGATTAATTGGACGAATAAGTATGATTTTGTAAGTGTAAATGAAAGTGGTGAAAACATTTTGTGTCGTATGTTGAAAATGCATCCAGTATACTGGCCAGCGATTCAAGTTATAATAATGCATCATAGAATACCATTTTACACATTGGATTATACTGTGAACATTTTAGAAATAATGAGAACACAACATGAGTTACAAAATACAGCACCACTTGCACTGCGCCGGTTTATTATGGCTCAAATAAATCAGTTCCCAAATAGATTTTTCAAATTGGTACATAACACCGAATTATTAAAGTATTTAGATGAAACTTAAAAACTGAAAAAGTATCTGCATAACTTTTTGTGTAGTTTAGTTATATAGAAACTTATGAGATCATCTAACCCCGCGAGTGTTATTCCAACGGGTGGTCATCCATCTACTGTATTAACACCAGTTCAGCCAATTCAGTTAAATGAACCGTCAGTTGAAGAAATTAGAACCAATTTAGAATTTAGTCTACAATAACCAAAACCCCGTGTTGTTAACTATGAAGATACCGTTTATACACCATCACGGCCGTATTTCCGGTATTTTATGTACTTTTTGGGTGTGGCGGCGGTTATTTTCGCCGGTGCTCTAGTTCCGGTTTACATTTTAAAAGAACCAGATTCACCGGCTGAACAACCGCAAATCTCCCAATTCAACATCTCATGTTCACTTGAAGGAATCACTAGTGATGATTTTAGTGATCCTGTTCAGTTGGCTTTTAGAACATCATTTGCCCAAACTGCTCAAGCCAGTATTGAAGATGTTTTGATTGCAGATTATTATGATACAATTATTGTACCAGAAGCCAGCCGCCGGTTCCTAAGTGAATTTGAACGCCAATTGTCAGCAACATCACGGCTTGACGTTATTGTGCAGTTAACTAGTCGCAAGCGTGAATCAGTTAACACCACTCAACTCATGTCAGAAGAAACCGCCGGTATAATCATTTCATCCATGACTACACAACTACGAGAAATGAATTATACCAACATTGAAGTTGTTGAACGTATTCAACTTGTTGTGCGTGAGATTGTTCAAGTTGTAGGACCATCACCCACGCCCTCACCCAGTGTTGTAGTTAGTCCATCTGTTAATCCATCAGTTAGTCCATCTGTTAATCCATCAGTTAGTCCATCAGTTAGTCCATCAACAACAGCAACAGCGACAGCAACAGCTACTGCATCAGCAACAGCTACGGCGACAGCAACTGCGACAGCGACAGCAACTGCCACAGCGACAGCTACGGCAGCACCGTCACCATCAGCTAGTGTCTCAGCAACACCATCAGTCACACCAGAACCATCACCATCATCCGATCCACTATTTTTCATTTATTAAAAGCATTAATGTTTTAATTATTCTAATCTTTCAGAATAAAATTGATTAGTTACTATCATAGACTATAATGATAATAAACCAATTAAGATGGCGAGCGTAGTTATCCTACAAGATACTTGGACAGAAGAAGATGATATTGAATTGATTGAATACCTTCAATTACACTTTCCAGAACAAATAAAAACACTAACTGAGACAGAAATTTTAGAACAAACACCAACAAACATGATTGCCCTTTTTTGTGATACCAGCATTACTCAAATAGTGTTGTCTAAAATTGGTTACAAAGTTCCAGACACATACGAAACATGCTTTAAAAGTTTGTATAAACGAACGATACAAGCAATGTCATTTAAGGATTGTCGAGAACATCCACGCCCGTTCTTCATCAAACCATTTGATAATGACAAATCATTTTGCGCTAGAATGATTGAACAACAACGGCATATTGATTTTATGGCATCAAATGTATCAGATGATACAATGGTGTATGTTTCAGAACCAGTTAAATTTGTGAATGAATATCGTTTGTTTTTGTCTAATGACGGCATCCGGGGCATTGTTAACTCGAGTCGGTTTGTCTTAAAAGATGAAGACAATGAACTATACAAGATTGAACCACCAAAAGAATTTATTGATCAAATTATTCAACTGAACAATATTGGTTTTTGTGTGGTTGATGTAGCATTGACATCTGATAATCAATGGATGGTCGTTGAAGTTAACCCACCATTTGCAATTTCATCTTATGAATGGCCAATTCATGATTATGTCACATATTGTATTGATGCATTAAAGTTCGTCAATCTTTCTTTTGCGCCGGTTAGTAATGAAACTAAATGAAATGTTATAATGTGTTTGTAAGTCTTCACACATTTGTTTATACTTATTATCATTTGTTTTTTCATATAAAAAAGAAAGAAAATAATAAATGTTAGATGTAGGGATTTTATTTTGATAAGGCCCAAAGTTTGAAAAATGAATGTGCAATGTAGGATCATTTTTAATACGATTAACTAATGTTTGAATTACTTGCATGGGTACAAAAGTATTCATGTACACAAGTGATGACAATAATGTAACAATATTACTTGAAACAATGTCACTCTGAGATAAATTATGGGTTAATGAACAATATTGACAACACCGATTAACTAATTTCCAATTAATTGGATTATGTAAAAGCAACATTGAAATAATACATGAATTTGAATTGTAGTTAATCACCCATGACCAATTAATGAATGGTTCTAAACGATTGATTAATTTAGTTTTTGCTAACCATTCTAACGGGCAAAAATACGGTATTGATGCCAGTTCTAAAAAGTTTTGTAATGTTGTTTTGTTTGACAACATTGTTACAATTTCTTCATTTGAAATAACTAGCTCATTATTAAGTATTTTGTTTATAGTATGTTCTATTTCAATTGAGTCCATATATACTAAGCTTGTTGGTTTTTCTTTATTATGGTATTCATTCTAAATAATTCACGCGGGGATTATTTAATGTTGTTATTAAAAGCATCACGCGGGGAGTATTTAATGTTGTCATTAAAAGCATCACGCGGGGAGTATTTAACGTTGTCATTAAATGTATTACCGCGAAGAGTATTTAACATTATCATTAAATGTATTACCGCGGGGGATCATTTAAAGTTGTTATTAAATGTATTACCGCGGGGGATCATTTAAAGTTGTCATTAAAAGTGTTACAACATAAATCATTAAAGATATTACCGCGGGGATCATTTAAATGCCATCATTAAATGCCATCATTTAAGACAACAATAAAAATTAAAACAACGTTTAGGGTAATTCTTTTATTTGTTGTTTTTTATTATTGAATTATGCATTTAACAAATTCTACAAGTGCAACCATACATCAAGGATCGTTACACACATGTAAAGACAATACACCACCTACACCACCTATGACAACTATGACAACTATCACACTAAAAGACTTACAAACACATTTAATACATTTTCATTTTAATTTTTTAAACTGGACATTGTTTGAACTTTCAAATCATTTGAAAACACTCAACCAAAATTATTTAATAGACAACATTGATTATTTGCAGTTTGAAACAATGATTGACAAAGTTAGTAAAAAACTAATACCTGCTTTTAACGAAAAAACAATAATACATGACAGTACAACAATTATTACACTCAAACAATTTGAATCAAAATACTGTTTGTTAAATTATGTGAACATGCCTTTTTTTAAAACAGAAACAAATACCACTGTTCATTATGACACTATTCAATTATTATATTCCTTCTTTGAACATTACAAAAAACAACCTTCAACCGAGCTTCATTGTCTTCCTTTTAAATTCATA